ATTTATATCAATAACAGTTAAAAAATGGAAAGGCTGCTGCAAGCAAAAAGATAGTGAGCTACTTAATAGCCACTATCTTAAACACACCTTGAGTATATCCTTTACTCATCAGTTGCTTCTTCTTCCATAATGCTAATGCCTTGGAAGGAAACACATAACTCTCTATGAGCCTTGTGCTATTATAGTATTCTAATCTATACATAGTATTATAATTTATAATGAGTTATAAAATGGTAAAGAAAAAAAACATAAAGGCTATAAGCCCTTACGTTTCTTATTGTATTCATCACTATACTTCTCTGAATCAGGGGCCATAATGCCACTGAACCATAGTATGAATGATATAACAATGAAGCAAGCACACAATGTTGGTAGTGTTTCTAGACATGCTTCAATTCCTAATCCTAAGAAGAACACTGATAGTGTCATCATGATCTTAAAGTACATTGAATATTTCATGGTGTATAATTTTTAGTTAGTATTAGTTGTAAAATGGGATGTCTTGCAGAGCAAGCATAGGGGGTACCACCTCCGGGCTGAGGGGCGGGGGGTTTTGTAGCAAGGGCCCACTACAACTTACTGCATATACAAAATGTGTCCACCTCCATCTCTTGCATGTACAAAATCCATAAGTGCATTTATTTATTATAGGTAAGGTGTATTCCGGGGAATTGTTATATATTTGTATCATGTGCCAGACACGCTTCCCGTAAGATCAGCGTCCCAGGTTTGGACTTCTCAGTAAGGGAAAGGACAATGTCTATAACTTTACTACCCCCAGGAAAGTTTCTCTGATCAAGAATTACTACCTGGGGTTTTTTATTTAAAATAGTTTATTATATTTGCTGTAGCATTATTTAAAATTGACGTTATTAGGTTAGGTAAGGAAACCTCTGGAGTAATCTGGAGGTTTTGTTTTTTATTATTATCTTTGTATTTTAAAATTATGAGCATGAAGGAGTATAGAAAAATAGCTACAGTAAAAGCTAAGATATTTGAGCCCGGTGATGAGGATGGATTCACATGGACATATCGTGAACTAGCAAGTGGAAGAGATGATATTCAGTTTGGGATTTCAGCACCAGAACCAACAATACCTTATGTATCTACATTGGAGAATCAAGAACTTAAAGGTGAGTTTGGAAAACATTATGTATGTACTGGTATACAAGGTGAAAGATGGCTAGTAGAAAAAGAAATATTTGAAACAACATATACAGAAGTATGAAATTATATAGAGAAAGGCCTAAGAGTGTTGAGGCTATGCAATGGGATGGTACAGAGGAATGTGCTATTAAGATTTCCGGGGATGAAGATTTTGCAGGACATATTAATTATGATGGAAAAAAATTTGATAGCTTTTTTCTTACTACTAATAATGGTGAAATTAAATTAACCCCGGGGGACTATGTTATAAAAGACTGGTACGGGGAATATACTTTGATGCCAGAAAAAAATTTTAATAGAATGTATAAGGTGTTTGAATAATACTTATATTTGTGATATCATTATTTGTTTTGCGATTAATAATGGTTCTTGTTTTAATTGGTTACTCAATGGTAGGTCTAGATGTAAAAAGTCTAGACTTATTTTTTTGTTTAAACTTTAATTGTTTAATAAATTTATTATCTTTACTGGATAATTAAAATATAATATTATGAGTAAAGCAATTAAAAGTCTAAAAGGACGCAGAGTATTAATCAGTCAACCAGAAAGAAAAGAATCTGTGATTGAATTAAGTGAAGCTGATAAAGCACATATGGATTCTGAGGACATGAAGAAATGGACCAAGTTAACAGTGTATGCAATTGGTGAAGATGTTACTACAATTAAAGCAGGTGATGTAGTTTACATTGGTGTTAATGCTATCAAAGGTGCAGAAGCAATTGAAGTTGATGGAGGTATCAAGTTGATGGTAAGTGAATATGACATTGCAATTGTTTGGTAAGATGGGTAATTTAGTTTGTGATGATTATAAAAGGATGGTAGGAAAACCTGAGACATCTAATACATATACTAAAAGTTTAAAGATTATGGCTGAACTTGCTGCAAATAAAAGCCAAGAAATGTATAAAGATTATATCAGAAAAGATTCTTTTGCAGGAGCAAAACCTACACCAGTTACATTACCAGATTTAAATGCTAAACCTTATCCATTAAGGCCAGCTCATTATGGTGGTCCTAATAATCCTTATGAAGTGTTCAATGTGCTTGAGGCATGGGGATTAGATAAAGACTTTTACTTAGGTAATGTAATTAAGTACATAGCAAGAGCTGGAAAGAAAGATGCTACTAAAGAGTTAGAGGATCTGGAAAAAGCTGAAGTATATTTAAAAAGAAGAATAACTGAACTGAAAAAATGAAATGGATTTTGATATTATTATTGTATTCATGTGCAACATCTGGTCCTAACTATAATCAAGGTGGGAGTCATAATGATGATGTAGCAATGCGTAATAAACTTGTATATAAAGAAGACCTTAGAGTTAAAAAACAAATGAATAAAGCAAGGGCTTCAGCTAGAAGAAGTATACATAAATCAAAAAAATTTAAAAATAAAAAATTAAGAAGTATAGTTAATTAAAATATTATTTATACATTGCAATAACTTAAGGCTATAATTCTCTGTTAGGCTGTTAATTTTTACACATTAGGTAAGGAAATCCCAGATTAATTTTCTGGGATTTTGTTTTTATAAAACTTTTTTGTATATTATAGTATATATATATTAAAAATAAATAATCATGGACATTTTAAATTTTATTTCCTGGATTAAAGCAAAACGTTTAACTACCGTTGCTCCAGAAGGATCTCTAGTTGCTGTTGCAGCACCATCAACAAAAAGAGATGATAAGTATCTTACAGTTGCAATGACATTAAATGATGCAGTGCAATCAGGTAATATTGGTAATACTAAACACTATGAATTAGATATTGCAGTTACTAGTACTGTAATAGTAGATACTCCCCGTGGTATTATTGATATCCTTAATATGGGAACATCTGCTCCTTTAACTCCTGATGCAGCTTACGGTTCTTCAGTAACTTTTGTTATTGATAATTTAGATTTAGATCTTACTGTAGCCAATAGAGATAATGTATATGTACAGTATTCTGTATATTATAAAAACACTATAACGGATAATGCAATTCCACACTTGATTGCTATAGGAGCTACAACTGGATTAGAGTTTAATCTTTATAATGCTAATCCTGCAATAGCCGGAGTTAATAACTGGGATGGTGAGTTGTATGTATATTATGAATTATACACAATTAATTAATAAATATAAACTATAAAAACTAAGTATTATGGCAGTATCAACAGTATTAAAAGAAGCAGATATTAAAATATATGCATCAGTATTGATGAATAACTCAGTATCATTAGAAGAAAAAGCAGTAGCATTAACTGAATTATATAATTTTTTTACTAAAGCTTATAAGCCTGGAGAAATATATAAAAAATTTGGATTAGGAGTATATTACCGTGATGGTAATACAGGTAATATTAAAACTACAAAAGCACCTGTAGTAGAACCTGCTTAATTAAAAAAATATAAATACCACAGATATAATATATTTGTGGTATTTTTACATTAACTAAAATAATAAAGATGTTAAATAACTTAATTAATTTTCTGAATCTTATTTCAAGTAAGATGATGAAAAAAGTTCCTGAAGATCAAGATTTAATTATTCTTGGTACAAGAGATTCTAAATATGGAGGAGGTTATAAACCTACAGGTATATCAGTAGCTGATTTTTTAAGTAGTATACCTACACCTACAGTGCCTTTTGGTATTTGGTCATTATCTGATTCTGCAGGTGAAAAAACTTACTATGATACTTATGAAGATGCAATACCTTTTTTTGATTTTGGAAATGCAATTACTTTAGAGACAAGTACTAATCTAAGTGTAAATTTAGTTCTTAAAAACGGTATAAATATAAACTTAAATGGTAATACATTAAGAGTAGATGATTCTGCATATATTACTGATAATGGAATATTCGTAAACACTGTTATATTCAATGGTACTATAAGTCTACAAGTGAGTTCTAACTATGGCCTATACGTATTAAATGCTTCAAGCAAAATATCTATCCCTGCTATTTTAGATGGTACCGGAAACAATTTTTCTAATGGTGTATATTCTGTAGGTACAGTGACTGATGCAAATGTAATTGCAAATGAGGGTATGTTTCAAGGAGCTAATACTGCTGTTTTTGATAATTGTAAAATAAGAGCTTTTGGACCAAATAGAGGAAATCAAGATACTATTAATGGTCATGCTTTATACTTAGCAGGAGTAGCTTCAAATATGGAAGTTTATTCTACAGTATCTAATAAATATTGTGCAAGAGCCCATGTTGCAGGAGCAAGATTAAATAACAGTAGACTTGAATCAACAGCTCATAGATCAGTATTTTTAAATGGAGGTTTTGTTGATGCTTGTTGGATGAGAGCTCCAAACTTTACATGTAAAGTAGAAGGTGGAGGTACACTACGTAATAGTTATTCTGAATCAAGTGCAGCAGCTCCTATATATTGTCTTAATCAAGACGGTGCAGTAAGTGATTGTACTTTTGTAGCACAAACAGCCAATGTTTTATACTTTGTAGGAATAGGTACATGGTATAGCAATTGTACATTTATAAGTAACTTAGCAGCTACAGGTGGATCATTCTTGTCTGGTTCAGAAGTATTATTTGAAGATTGTAGATTTATATGTAGATGGGATAACGCAGCTGGTCATTGTGCAAACTTACCTCTTGTTAATACTTCATTTATAGACTGTAAATTTACAACAAGAAATGTTTCTGCATTAGGTATAAATGTAGGAGCTGTAGGCATCTACTTAGTAGATAATAAATTCAAAGGTCCTGCTGGATCATTAGGTTATTCAGCATCTTTAATAAACTTAGCATTAAATACACAAGATAACAGAGGTAACTCTATAATAAATTACTAAAATGGATTCAATAGATAAATTAGAAGCAGAAAACGGAGGTCAAGTTTTAAACCAATTAGTTGTTCAGTTAAGTGAAGAAAATGGTATTAGAACAATTAAGCAATCCAAATTCTTTACATCAATGGGTGAAGTATATTATGCTAAGCTTACAAAAAAAGATAAAGAAGTATGGGATGCATTTGTATTAATGATTAGTAATAAATAATTATTATGGCAGTAGTAACAGTAATAGGCAAACAAGTTGGAGGAGTACCTTTCACAGTACGTGTTGATAGTGTAGCTGATCATGCATCTGTAGCAAATAATACAAATTTTTTAGATTTATCTGATGGTTTAGTTTATTTTAAAAATTCTACTGGTGCAATTGAAACTATTTTTAGTGCTTCTGCATCATTACCAGCATGGTTAGAATCTAATGCAACGGATCTTACTATATGGAATAATGGTAAAGGTAATGACAGTACAAATACATCATTTGGAGAGGAAGCACTTAGATTAAATACTACAGGATCTGCAAATACAGCAATAGGTTCTGGAGCATTAAGTTCAAATACTACTGGTTATGGAAATACAGGTATAGGAACGTTAGCATTATATTCAAATGTTAGTAGTTTATTTAATACAGCAATAGGTTATGGAACATTACGTTCAAATACTACTGGTAATGATAACGTTGCAATTGGTATAGAAGCTGCGTATACAAATACTACTGGTTTTGCAAATACTATTGTAGGTTCACAAGCTTTGAGACAAAATACTACTGGTGGTAATAATACTGCTATAGGATTTCAAGCATTATTAAATAATACTACAGGTGGTTCTAATATAGCTTTAGGGGCTTTTACTGACAGTGGAAATTTTAGTCGGTCAGTTATAATAGGTTATTTGGCTACTGCAACTGCAAATAATCAATTTGTAGTAGGTAGTGTAGGAATAAATGCAGGAGCAGTTACAACTGAAGCACTTGTGCCTACTAAAGCTTGGGCAGTAAAAATTAATGGAGTGGACTATAAAATTCCATTACAAATTGCATAGTAAAAATAAAAAATAAACATTATGGAATTAGAATTAACAGCAGAACAAATTGCAAAATCAATATCAGCAGCATATGATAGTGTTGCATTAATTGCAGAATTAAATGCTAAAGAAACTTTAACGGAAGAAGAAACTGCAACAGTAACACGTAATGTAGAGCATATCCGCATTATGATGGGTAAAGAGTGGTTTGTTGAAGGACTTACTAATTTACAAATAACTGAATTACAAGCAATATGAAAGAATTAGAAGCAAAACAAGTAATTGAGCAAGCTTTAAATCAAGCATTCCTTAAAGGAGCATTTAATTTACAAGATGCAGCTATGATAACACAAGCATTAAGAGTTTTATATTCTGAACCAGAAATAGAACTAGTTAGAGAAAATTAAAAATAAGAGTCACAGTAATGTGGCTTTTCTTTTTTATATTTGTATATCTAGAATCTTTTACGTATATTATTATATATAAAATCAAATTATTATGTCTGTAGGAAATTTAAAAACATATGGTGGCAAGGGTACCAATATGCCATGGCAATTAAAAATGTTATATGGCCAAGAATGCGCCTGTGACAATTTAGTTGATATTAATAATAATACTGTTAATGTTGATTCATTACTTAACCAAATATTAACTGCTATTCAAGCAGGAACTGAATATGAAGCAGCTTTAGTTATTGATGCTAATGATGTTACTTGGTTAGAGATAAGAATTTATAATGCAGGTACGGGAACATTTGATCCACCCGTTTATTATTTAGCAGGAACAAATACTCCAGGTACACCAGTTGCACCAATTACTTATATTAATCCTAATACTTACTTAGCTCAAATAGTAAATAATACATCAGCTGTTACTAGAACTCCTAATTATATTAGAACATCTGCAGCAGGTACAGTTGCTCCAATAACATATAGTCTTTCTATAGCAAATGTAGGAATAGGTGATGGAACTTTTTTAGGTGCTACAATTAAACCGGGTGAATCAGTAAGTTTTGGACCTGATGGCATTAATAATTATTATGCTGCTTCTACATTTACATATGACGGAACAGGTACTGAATTACTTATTACATATAATTCATAATACATATGAGTACTCAAATCTCTACAAAAACAATTGTACAAGATGAAGGTACAACTGTGCTTTCTAATGACATTATAAATTTCACCGGATCTGGTGTTACTGTAAGTAGTGTAGGAGGTTCAGCTACAGTATATATTCCATCTCCACCAACAGGTTTAACTTATAAAGGTCTTTGGGATGCAACTCTTAATAGTCCAACTTTAACTAGTAGTGTAGGAACAGCAGGTGATTTTTATATTGTAAGTGTAGCAGGTACTACTAATTTAAATGGTGTAACTGATTGGCAAGTTTCTGATTGGGCAATTTTTGAAGGAGGTGTTTGGCAGAAAATTGATAACCATGATATCCAAGCATATAATACTGTAAAAGATGAAAGTACAATTTTACCACAAAGATCTACTTTAAAATTTGTTGGAACAGGAGTTACTGCTTCAGATGCAGGAGGAGAAACAGTTGTAACTATTCCAACACCACCTGCATACACTACAATTCAAGAAGAAGGCACTAATTTAACTCAACAACCAATAATTGATTTTCAAGGTACAGGAGTAACTGCAACTAATGGAAGTGGTAAAACTATTGTTACAATTCCAGGAAATGTTCCATCAACATCTTATGGTTTATATGCTCAAACAGTAACTGGACCAAGTGTAACAGGTATTGCAGAACAAAGTATTATAGGTGCAGGAGTAGGTACTTTATCTGTTCCAGCAAATGCTTTTTCAATTGGTGATTCTTTTACAACAGCATTAGATGGAATAATTTCATCTATAAGTTCAGCAACAATACATATTCATATTAAAACAGTAGCAGGTGCAATTCTTGCTGATACAGGTGTAGTGTCACTAGCTGCAGCAACTAATAAATCTTGGACATTAAATTTATACTTTACAGTTAGAACATTAGGAGGAGCAGGTGTTGCATCAATTTCATCAGGTGGTTTATTTTCATATATTAGAAATGGAGGAACTAACTATGAAGGATTTGTTCTAAGTACTATTAATACTACAACTTTTGATACAACAATAAATAATGAATTAGTTATTACTGCTATGTTTAATACAGGTAATGCAGGAAATACTATTAAATCATATAACTTTACATTACAAAAAGTATACTAATGAGTACAGATATAAACATAAAGAAAAGAATTGCAGTTTTAGAAGAATCTGCAATAATAACGGCAGATGTAAACAGCATTGACTTTGTAGGTTCAGGTGTTAATGCATCTACAATAGGTGGTGATGTTACTGTTACTATTCCTGGTGGATCAGGTAATACTACATATTACTTAAACCAAACTGTAGATCAGTCTCCTTATAAAGAATTTTCATCAATTGTTACTAGTGCAATAGAACAAGTTGTACCATTAACAGTTGCAGGAGGAGTAACTTCTGTAATTGCTGAGTATCAAACACCTAGTGGTATACCTGGTACAACACAAATACCAGGAGGATTATGGCAATTCTTTTTACATTTTAATGCAGTAGCAGCAGGTCAAAATTGGATAATAAGACCTACTGTATACAAAAGAGATTTAGGTGGAATAGAAACATTGATTTTTACTCCTGATCCTGAGATAGTTACAGGAATGTCTACTACTACTACAATGTATGTATCTGACGGTGTATTTCTAGCAACTACATTATTAACTACAGATAGAATAGTAGTAAGAATATCAATGCAAAATACTACTGGTGTATCTCAAACTGTAAACTTTAGAACAGAAGGTAGTCAACATTATTCAGTAGGCTTAACAACATTAAATCAAGTTATACCAACAGGAGCAGTTACAAATGTAACAGGAACAGCTCCAGTAGTATCTTCAGGAGGTACAACACCTGCTATTAGTATTCCTCAAGCAGATACACTAACAGATGGGTACCTTTCTTCTACAGATTGGAATACATTTAATAACAAACCTAATAATCTTAGTCAACTTAATGATGTAGATATTATTACGACTCCGTTAGGAGATGGGGAGGTTCTTACTTATGATGGAGTATCAGGGCTTTGGAAAAATGAACCTCCAAACAGTACTCCAACAAATCAAGTTGTTTTATTTGCAGATTTAGGAACAACAGAAGCGTTAAAGGCTTGCACGTATAATAATGGTACTTTAGGTGTTGGAGCCACTTTAACTGGTAATGTTAATGGTCAATTATCAACTATATCTTTTACAGATAGAATTGATAATGTTGTAACTGCATTAGATCAAATAATATTAGTTAGAAGTCAATCAAACCAGACTCAAAACGGTATATATGTAGTAACTCAGCTTGGAAGTCTTACACAGCCATTTATTATTACAAGAACAACTGATGCAGATACTCAAACTGAACTATATCCTTTACAAATAAATATATTTGGTGGTTCAACTTTATCTAACTTGGCTTTTCTACAAAAAACAGTTGATCCAGTTGTTGGCACAAGTAATATTGTATTTACAACCACAGTAGTAGGGATTCAAAATACGCCAGTATTACATATAGATACTGTTACTTCTGCTCCGCTACCTACTTGTACTTATACATCTGGAACCAATCCAACATTACCTGGATCAGGTGCATTTTTGGAAGCAACTGTCAATGGAACTTTTCCTTCTATAAATGGTGTAACATTAACTGCTGGACGTAGGTTTCTTGTTAAAGACCAAGTAAATCAAGCACATAATGGGACGTATGCAGTATCTAATATAGGAAGTGCAAGTACAAAATGGAGAATTTTCCGTGTTGACGCTTGGGGGGGAAACTTTACAGTTTTAGAAAGAGAGTGGAAAGTAAATAATCCCACTAGTACTAAATACGGGGCAAGATACTCTACTAACTTACTTGGATTAGCAAATACAAACGTAGGAATTACGTCTATACCATTTTTTGAGGCAATTACATCATCTTCAGGAATATTTGGTATAGCAAACACAAGTGGTGTTTATACTTTTTACGCAACACTTACACTAGCAATGGCAGTAGCGGTAACTGGTGACACTATTGTACAATTTGCAAACGTTATTGAAACTGGTAACGTAACTATCACTCTTAAAAATGGAGTAAATATTAATGGTAACGGATATACATACACATATTCTAATATTGCTGGGCATTGCTTTATAGATAATGCATCTACAGTTATTTGTAATATAATTAATTTTTACCCAATCAGATCGTCAGCAAGTGGCTCAAGTAGTGTTTGGAATATAACTGGGGCAAGTAGTGAAATATACTTTTATGGGGGATTGACAAAAGACACTGTAAATACAGCACATACTACAGCTATATTCAACTGTAAAGTTATGGAAGGATATAACGGATTGGTAACTGATGTCTCAGCAGGAGTTACTGGATGTGCGGTTAGTGTTGGTATCTTTAGAAATGTTAAATCAATAGTCAGTTCTGGAGGTGGGACTGGTTTTTATGTAACAGCTACGTGTGTGTCAGCAACAAATATTTATGGTTATTCTATATCCTCTTTCACCTATGGAGTCCTAATTTCTGGGGGCGGAACTTATACAAATATAACTGGGGAATCAATTGCTGGATTAGGTCTTGGTAGTAACGTTAGTTCTGCCAAGATATACAACAGTGTTGGCAGAAGTACTACAGAAAAAGGTATTCACTCTAGCAATGGAGGTTTATGGATTAATTGTGTTGGTATTTCTTCTTCTTATATTGGGTTAAATGCTTATGGTGGTACATTTAAAAATTGTAACGGATATTCAGCAACAGGAAATGGTGTATACTTACAAGATGGTAACGATGTTAATGATGTATCGTTCAATGGAGGTACAGCGACAAGTGATGGTGCTATAGCTATGATTAGGAGTGCTGGTGCTGGGTATAAAAACACAATAAAATTAGTATCAATTACTTGTAAATGGAATAATGCTGGTGGACATGCATTTCAAAAAATTAGTAGTGGTAACGTTTGGTTATCAAATTGTTCATTAGCTGTTACAAATGCATCAGCTAACTGTTTACACGCTACATCTGCTGTAACAATGACTTGGGGATTAAATACATTTGAAGGTTCAACTACTGCGGTTAATGCTAATGTTACTCAGTTGTTAGTTAATACTGCTGATGCACAAGGAAACTTATTATTATAAATATTATGGAACTAATTAAAATAGACATTATCAACGGGCAAATCATTAAAAGATTTAGTGATGATTCAGTATCATCTTTGTTATTATCGGAGCTGACAAATTCACAAAAAGTAGTTGTAGATAACTGTATTGCAATGATGAAAACTATGGAGAATGAATGGTTATTCATCTCAATAAACATTATTAATCCAATAACTAGACTGGTGTTTTTTCTAACATTGGATACATTTACAGAATTTTTATATGAAGATTTGACAGATGAACAAAAAATACTATTTAACGATTTTATAAATTTATAACATGGCAGTAATAACAGTAACAGGTTCCCCAGTAGTAGGTTTAAAATACACGGTAACAACAGCTTCAAGTGCTGATTGGGCAAGTGTATCTAATTCAACTTACTTTTATGATTTAACAGATAAGTTAGTTCATTATAAAGATTCAACTGGAACAGTATTAGAAATATTTGGTGCAGCTGGTGGTTTAACATATTTCACTGAAGCACAAAACACAACAGCACCTAATGCTACTGTTCCTGTAGATAGTTTAACAGCTCTTTCAGCAACTACAAATGTAGACTTTGCAATTATACCTAAAGCAGGAGGTGCTTTACTTGCGGCTATTCCCGACAATACTTTTGCTGGTGGTAATAAAAGAGGTCAATTTGCGCTAGATTTACAAATGTCACGTTCAAGTGCAGTAATGGTAGCAAGTGGCAATTTTTCCACAATTTTAGGAGGTGCAAATAACACTGCAATTGGGGCAAGTAGTTTAGCGGCTGGTTTAAATAATAGTGTTACTGGTGGTAATTCTGTTGCTATTGGGCAAAATAATAGTTCAACTAATACAAATTCATATTCTTTTGGTAATGAAAACCTTTCAAATGGGCTTAATAGTGTAGCAATAGGAAGATTTAATAACGCAAGTGGAACAAGTTCTGTTGCAATAGGTGGAAATATTTCAACTTATAACCTTGCAAGTGGTACACGGTCTGTTGCTATTGGAGAAGCCAATACAGCAAGTGGATTAAATTCAACAGCTTTAGGTCAATTAAATATAAGTAATGGTTCATATTCATTTTCTTTTGGTAGACAAGCTCATACATTTGGAATAGATGGAAGACAAGCATACGCAAGTGGTCAAGAAGGCACAAGTGGTGATGCTCAAGTATCTAAGTTTATATTGCACGAAAGAACTACTGGAAACACAACAACTACTATTACTACAAACTCAAGTGCAGCGGCTACAAATAATCAAGTAATACTATCAAACCAATCTGCATATAGATTCAAAGGTAGCATTGTAGGTAAGCAATCAGGTAGTGTAAACGCAGCAGTCTGGGATATTGATGGATTCATTGTAAGAGGTGCAAACGCAACAGCTACAACATTAAATATTTCAAATGTAAATGTAGTACAAAATACTCCAGGTTGGGGAACACCAACACTTGCAGCAGATACAACAAACGGAGGTCTTAGAGTGCAAGTAACTGGAGCAACTGCAACTAACATCCAATGGACTGCAGTAATAGATACAACAGAGGTAATTTACGCTTAAAATAAATAATATGAAATTAAAAACATTAGTGCCTGTAACTTATAATAATGGAATAGCAGGTCAAGAAACTGGAATAGTAGAAGGTATTTTATCAACTTGTAATCAACAATTAGAAGTATCATTTAATTCATTGTACATGTTTCAATATGTATCTGAAGTAGGTCAAGTTATTTCATCTAACTTATATCCTGTTACAGAAGAAGAAACAAATGCTTTGTATGTTCAAGTTAAAGATGAAGTACCAACAGGTTTAAGTTATACTGATGCTACTACATATCTTTACTACTTAGGATTTAGAGTAAAAATGGCTATAACATTTGGTATAGAAGTAAGTGAAATAGAAATAATTTTAAACTAAATATTATGGCAGGAGGATCATATTGGGCTGAAGAAGTTTTAGATGTAATGTATCTAAAACCTACAGAGGTATTTAGAGGTTTTACATATAATAATAACTCTACAACTGTACAAGCAGATGGTGGATTGGTTGCTTCTGCTTCTGCTTCTACATTAGCTCAATCAGTTGCATCTACTAATCTTGTATCAAAACAAATAAGACTTAGATATTATGCAAGTGTTGTATCTGGTGGTAGATATACAGGAATAAGAGGTTCTGCTTTATTATGGTATATACATGGTGGATTTAGATTTGTTTGTGATTTTAATATTTCAGATACTTCTTATTCTGCTGGATGTCAACAATTTTATGGATTAGCAGGTCAAACAACTGACTTAGCTTATGGAACTGCATCTGGAATTTTAGTAAGTACCTTAACTAATATAGTTGGTGTTGGTAGTGAAGTAGGTGATACTAATTTACAAGTATTTAGTAATGATGCTACTGGTACAGCTAGTAAAATAGATTTAGGAGTTGACTTTCCTGCAAATAGAACAGTAGGAGCTATTTCAACAACTGTATATAGTATAATATTATATAATGAACCAATGTCTACAAGTGTTATATATAGAGTAATTAATAATGAAACTGGTGCAGTTGCTACTGGTACAATTTCAACAGATTTACCAGCAACATCACAAGCATTAAATTTATTTGCAAGTAGATGTATGTCAGCAACCTCTGTAACTAGTACAGGACAATTTGATTTAATGAAATTAGGAGTATACTCACAATTATAATTATGGAAAAGTTTATACTAATACCAATAACAATTATTGAAGATGACTTAGAAGCAAATGTATGCTTAAAACCTTCAAGTTCATTAATAGAGAATTATATAGCAACATATAAAACTTTTGAAAATGAAGCTGTAGCAATTGCTGAAACACCAGCTTTTATTACTGAAATGACACCATTACTATTTGCACAGTTTGAGCAAATGGATAATGTGCCTTTAGAAATCAGAAACCAATTTGAATTATAATTATGAAAACACTTAAAGACAGATGGGGTGCTAAGACTCCAACATTTTGGAAAAAAATGCAAAAAATTGGTATTATAGCAGGAACAATTGGAGGAATAATTGTTGCTTCTCCTGTAGCATTACCTGCATTATTGGTATCAGCTAGTGGATATTTATTATTAGCTGGAACTGTAACTGCCACATTATCACAGTTAACCGTAGAACCAGTAGATTAATTTTAAAAAAGTGTACTGTATCTAGCAAAATTTAACTATATTAGAGTATATATTATTTTTTATTTTTATTACTATGGATTCAATAATTACAATAGGTTTATTCTGTATAGGTTTTATTATTACACTTATAGGGTACTTTTTAAAGACAACACACACATCAATAATAGCAGATGTACAAATTCTTAAATCTAATGATCAAGCTCACACAGAAGAAGAGGGTAGATTAAAAGGCAAAATAGAATTACTTGAACAAGAGCATAGACTTAAATATCAGTTGATCACAGAAACAACTCAACAAGAGATTAAGAATATGGCTACTAAAATTGGTGAGTTGTCCGATACAGTTGGTAAACTAATTACTATTCAACTTAAAAGTGTAAAATGAATCCTACATTTTTAAAAACAGGAGATATATTACATTGTAGTGGTAAAAAATTATTGAGTAGATTAATTAAAAAAGCTACTAAATCTAAATTTAGCCACTCAGCAGTATTTATAGAAATATGGGGACAACCATATATATTAGATGCACAAATAGATGGTGTTAATGTAAGACCATTAAATGATTGGTTAAAAAAATACAATTACAATATTACTGTACATAGATCATCTAACTTAGTAAATGAAAAAACATTTGCACAAAGAGCACTTACAAAAGTAGGACATACAGCATATGACTTTGAAAGTTTACTTATAAGACAACCAATTGAATTGCTAACAGGTAAATGGGTAGAAAAAGGAGATACAACTAAAGCAATGTATTGTTCTGAATATATTGCCTGGATATATGGAGTAGAAAAAGCATATAAGTTTTCACCTCAAGATCTTTATGAATGGTGTAAAGCTAATTTCTTTTATGAAATTGTAATTTAAATTTGTATTTTTATAATCAAGTTTAATCAATAAATAATAGGTTATGATTTTAAGTCAAATTAGAAATGCTATTAACTCTAAAGGCTACAAGTGGTTTGATGATGTAGCAAACAAAAGCTATGATGTTAATATAGTAGGAGTACGCAATAGTTCTACCGGTAAAAAAGTTACTAATGTATTTGATGATATTATTACAATATCATATAAAGATGCTAAAGGCATATGGCAATATCATGAATGGATGAATACAACTGAGCCAGGTAAAAAAGGTGTAATGCAGTATAGTAATTCTAAAGGTGTAGCAAGACTTATTCCTGGACAATATAGAGGTGTGTGGTCTATTGATAAGCACCAAGGTAAATATGAAGCCTTATGTCAAAGAAACGGTACTGTAGCAGTTTTTAGAGATAACAATAAAGACATGACCTTTGATGAAACAACTAGAGATAATGGTATGTTTGGTATTAATATTCACAAAGCAGGTCAAGACTCTACATGGGTAGAAAACTGGTCAGAAGGATGTCAAGTATTTAAAAGAGTAAAAGACTTTGATGAGTTTATGAAGATTTGTAAACTAGCAGCAAAGATACATGGTAATCACTTTACCTATACATTAATAGAATCTAAAGATATAACAGCAGTATGAAATTAAGAAATGCTTGGAAGATAAAAAATAAACAATGGGATAAAGTGTGTATAAGAGTCCGTCTTGGAGCTTTAGACTTTTTTACTATTGAATTTGATATAGATAGAAGTTTTTATATGCTGACTATATTAAACTTTACAATCAAAAATAGATAACTACTACTAATCTATAATTTAGAACTCAGGTAAATAACATACCTGAGTTTTTTATTTTAAATACTATAAGTTTAAACTTATTTTGTATATATTTGTATAAACTTTTAAAATATATATCATGAGTAAAGAAAACCAACATCAAGAAGAAGTAGAATTAACAGCAGAAGAATTAGCAGAAAGAAAGGCTGATATGCTTAAATTTTACACAGAATCAATTCCTTATTTAACAGCACAACTAGAGTATGAGAAAGTACTATGTGAAATTGATGAGGCTAGATTCAAAAGAACAAGTATTAACTATCAACTTGCAATGATGATGAATCCACCTACTGAAGGTGAAGATGATCTAGACGCACCAACACCAGAACAAGAAAGAAAACTTAAAACTCAATAGGAACTTATGGCATTAGTAAATCAAGTACAGAAACGTGCTGTAATGCCAAAATGGGAAATTGTTAAGTTTCAGATATTATCTCACTGCTATATTAATCATATAGTGGTGAGTGATTCTGACTTAAACTGTTTAACATTGTTGAGCATGTCAGGACCTATTGAATTAACTCATTTTTGTTATGATGCTTCTTCTGAAGAACAGATGATATTTAAGTCACCACAAACAGTTAGAAATGCAGTTAATAAAGCAATGAAAACAATGTTAGTAATTAAAGATGATGTAGATAAAAAACTCATTAGATTAAATCCTACCTTGCAAGTACAAACAGAAGGAGATATATTATTAGATTATAAATTTTTAGGAAGATGATCCCAAAAAAACCTAATACATTATACAAACAAGTTGCTGAAGATTTAAATATCTCAGAAACACTTGTAGATAATTTTATGACTTTCTACTATAAAGAGATAAGAAAAAACTTAACTGAGTTAAATCATATCAGAATAAACTTAGATGGTTTAGGAATCATGTCTATTAAACCTAGATTAGTTACTGCACTCTTGGATAAGTATCATAATAGTATTGAAACACTAAATACGGATACTATGGCCAATTATAACTATAAGAAAAGAATAGAGGCTAAAGTTATATTATTGGAGAAAGCAGATAAAATGCTAAAAGCAGATAAAGAAATTAAAGATAAATTTTTAAAAGACAAAGCAGATGGGAAAACTGGAGAAGATTTGGCATAATAGAAAGCAAATTATGGAGGGTATTAAAAATTCTGTAATAAGAGATGCCTTTGTAGAAAAGATTGCAGCAGATAGAATGGAATTATGTAATATGTGTGTAAGAAAAGATACTAAAGGTTCATCATGTGTAATGCCAGGGACGCAACCATGTTGTAATTTATGTGGCTGCTCACTTACATTTAAAACAAGATCATTATCATCAGAGTGTCCGGACTTGAGATGGAAAGCAGTTATCACAGAAGAAGATGAAGATAAACTAGAAAAATTATAATTATGACAACTGAAACAAATTTAACAGCACAAGGTCTATATGCACCTAATCATATTGGTAGTGCTGCTCCTGATACAAGTAATGTTATATGGAGTCAAATAACAAGTAGTAATAAAAGTGCTTATATTCCAACAGAGGTATTATTAAATAAAATAGAAAAATTAGAACTTCAAAATAAGTTTTTATCATTAAGTATACTTAGATTAGAAGGTAAATTTACTCAAGAAGAAGTTAATAATATTAAAAGTATGTTGGCATCAAATGATGAAGCATCAATTATTTTAGCTGATACAATTATAGAAAACGCACAATTATGAGTATAGTATTTAAAGCAGATGACCATAGTTATACTAGTATTGAAGGTGAAGAATCTATCAAATGGACTAGTGTAACAAGTCTTATATCAAAATTAAAAAAGCCATTTGATAAAGTTAAAATAGCTGCTAAATGCTCTAAACAAAAAAAATCAAAATGGTTTGGTATAGCACCAGAAAAGATAATTGAAATCTGGGATAATGAAGCACTAAGAGCTACATCATTAGGGACCTTTTATCATAATCAAAGAGAATCAGATCTATGCAGTCTATCTTCATTAGAAGTAGATGGTGTGATAATACCAATAATAACTCCGGTACCTGAAGTAAACAATTTAAAGTATGCTCCTTCTCAAAAATTAGAACAAGGTGTATATCCTGAACATATGGTTTATTTAAAGTCTGCAGGTATATGTGGTCAATCAGATTTAGTAGAAGTAGTTAATGATAAAATTAATATCATTGATTATAAGACAAATAAGAAGATTGATGTTGAATCATATAAGGATTGGGATGGGATTAGTGACAAATTACAGGACCCTGTATCACATTTGGATGATTGTAATTTTAACCACTATGCACTACAATTAAGTATATATATGTATATTATGTTGAAACACAACCCAAAATTAAAACCAGGTAAACTGTTTATACATCATGTTACATTTGACTTAGATGGAGTAGATGAATGGGGGTATCCTATTACTAAATATACTGATCAAGGAGATCCGGAAATTAAACAAGTAATACCAATGGAGATACCATATTTAAAAGAAGAAGTTATAGCTATAATTAAATCATTATAAACATGTTAATAAAACTATTTGATGTACAAAATAATGTAGTAATACCAACTGAACATTGTTATACACTACATGCACTTAAGGATGTTATGGATGAATATCCAGAAAACTACATTAAGATATACCAGTACTTGTTTTATATGACATGTCCTAATCCTGATATGAATCCATTTTTTCACACACCAGAGATAGATAAAGAAGATTTAATTCTAGCTGAGATTAAAGCTGAATTTTCTACTGAGGATAAAACAATACATCAAGCATTAGTATTCTGTCAAAGATTATATGAGACTCCTACATATAGAGCATATAAAGGTATGGCATCTATGTTAGATAGATTAGCTAGATATATGGAGACTACTCCAATTACTGCAGGAAGAGATGGTAATATAAATTCACTTGTAGCTGCAGCAAAAAACTTTGATCTTATTAGAGCTTCTTTTAAAGGAGTATATAAAGATTTACAGGAAGAGCAATCTAGTAAAGTTAGAGGAGGAATTGGTTTATCTTATGATAGTTAATTATGGAAAATATGTACACGGATATTCCCACCTGGGATAATGGAACATGGACTACTACATCTTTTGATACAAGAAAAGAATTTGGTGAGTTTGTGTTTGCATTATTTAAAGAGCCCGGTGAATATGAGTTTGATGATGTAAGTAATAAAATATTTATATCTGAGTCAACAAAATTCAATATAGAAAAAGTATATTGTGTAGCCCCATTTAAATCTAAAGATTTTATTAATTATTGGGATGACCAAAAAGCTAAATGTAGATTAGGTGTAATAATTAAATCAGGATCTAAAACTTGGTTCCTTACAAGAGATTATTATATGTGGTTAAACTTCTTACCTATCTTTGATAAGGAAGAGCAAAAGTTTGGATTTGCTAAAATAAGAGATGCACAATATCACATGGCCTTATATGAGATACTTGCAGAAATAAATTACATGCACGTAGCTATTCTTAAAAAAAGACAGATAGCTAGTTCATACTTTCATGCAGGTAAACTTATCAATCAGTTATGGTTTGAAGCTGGGGTTACTTTAAAAATGGGTGCGTCACTTAAAGATTATATCAATGAGAAAGGTACCTGGAAATTCTTATCTGAGTATGCAGCATTCTTAAATGAACATACTGCATGGTATAGACCTATGTCTCCAGATAAAGTAATGATGTGGCAACAAAAAATTGAGATAAGAAAAGGAGATAGAAAAGCTGAAATAGGACTTAAAGGTACTATGCAAGGTATGTCTTTTGAAAAAGATCCAACAAATGGTGTTGGGGGTCCGGTTAAGTTCTTCTTTCATGAAGAAGCAGGAATTGCTCCCAAGATGGATACAACCTTTGGATATATTAAACCAGCACTTAAGTCTGGTATGATTACTACAGGATTATTTATTGCTGCGGGATCAGTAGGGGATCTTGATCAATGTGGTCCTTTAAAGAAAATGATACTTGATCCAGCCAGTAATGATATATATCCAGTTAAAACCAATCTAATAGATAAAGATAATACATGGGGAGAATCAGGATTGTTTATACCTGAACAATGGTCTATGCCACCATATATAGATGATTATGGTAATTCACTTGTCCAAGAAGCATTAATTGCTTTAGATGAATACTTTGAGGAAATCAAGAAAAATAAAGAACCTAAAGATTATCAACTTGAGGTATCTCAGCATCCAAGAAATATAGAAGAGGCATTTGCATTTAGAAAAGAGGCTAAATTCCCACCACATCTTGTAAATGCTCAGATAAAAAGAATAGAAGAAAAAGAATACTCTTCAGAGTTTCTTGATATATCTAGAGATGAAACCGGTAAAGTAAAAGTAAAAGCTACTAATAAATTACCAATAGCTGAGTTTCCTATATCTAAGAAGACAGAAGATAAAACAGGTACGTTAGTAGTATGGGAAAGACCAGTACCAGATCCTACATTTGGTATGTACTATGGCAGTATTGACCCTGTTGCAGAGGGAAAGACAACTACCTCAGACTCACTATGTTCTATATATATAATGAAAGCTCCAGTTGAAGTAACTAAGGTTACTAATGGTGAGGCTGAGACATTTATAGAAAGAGATAAAATTGTAGCAGCATGGTGCGGAAGATTTGATGATATTAATAAAACACATGAGAGACTAGAATTAATAATTGAATGGTATAATGCATGGACTATAGTAGAGAATAATATATCTCAATTTATAAATCACATGATATCAAGAAAAAAACAAAGATATCTAGTACCAAGAAACAAAATAGTATTCTTAAAAGATTTAGGATCTAATGCAAATGTATTCCAGGAATACGGATGGAGAAATACAGGTGTACTATTTAAGAACCATATGATCAGTTATACTCAAGATTTCTTAACTGAAGAGATAGATCATATACAGAAAGATGATGGTACTACTGTAAAGATACATTATGGTGTAGAAAGAATACCGGATATAATGTTACTGAGGGAAATGCAGGCTTATCAAGATGGACTCAACGTGGATAGGTTAGTAGCTTTTTCTGCATTAGTTTCATTTCTTAAAATCCAACAAGCTAATATGGGTTACACAAAAAGAATTGTGAGAGATGAAGCAAGTAAAAAATTGGAAAATTCAAAAAATTTGTATACCTTAAAGAGTAGTCCTTTTAGACATATGGGTAGAAGTGGATTAGGTGAAAATCAAAAATTTAACAGATCACCATTTAAAAATTTAAAATAAAAGAATATGCAAGTTTTCAACGCATTACAGCTCAAAAAAGGAGCAAAGACAGAACATAACAGGTTAGGTAGTATAACTCAACCTTTACAGTTTATTCCTAAAGTAGAAAAAGATGATAAGTGGGCAGCTTGGAATCTTGACTGGTTAGAGTGGAATGGTCTTAAACAGATTAAAAGAAATGCCCGTAGGTTAATGAAAAACTATAAGTTAGCTAAAGGTGTTATTGATAAGTCTGATTACATTGTAGAGGAAGATAATGATTATAGAGATATAATTGAAACTCTTACTAAAGAAGATTCTTCTGCACTTGAACTTAAATTTTACCCAATTATACCTAATGTAATTAATGTTCTTGTAGCTGAATTTGCTAAAAGATCAAGTAAGTTAACATACCGTGCTGTTGATGAAGGATCATATAATGATATGATGGAGCAAAAAAGACAAATGGTAGAAGATACATTAATGCAAGATGCACAGATGAAGATAACATCTGCATTAATTGAGCAAGGTCTTAATCCAGAATCTCCAGAAGCACAAGAACAATTAAATCCAGAAAAACTTAAAACATTACCTGAAATAGAACAATTCTTTAAAAAAGATTACAGATCTATAGTAGAGCAATGGGCTTCTCATCAACATGAAGTAGATACTGAAAGATTCAGAATGGATGAGTTAGAAGAAAGAGGTTTTAGAGATATGCTTATTACAGACAGAGAGTTCTGGCATATGCGTATGATGGAAGATGATTATGATGTAGAATTATGGAATCCTGTACTAACATTTTATCACAAGTCTCCTGATGCAAGATATATATCTCAATCTAATTGGGTTGGTAAAACTGACATGTTAACTGTAGCAGATGTTATTGATAAGTATGGATATATGATGAATGAAGATCAGATGGCATCATTAGAAGCTATCTATCCTATCAGATCAGCAGGATATAACATTGGTGGTACTCAAAATGACGGATCATTTTATGATGCTACTAAATCACATGAGTGGAATACTAACATGCCTTCATTAGGATTCAGACAATATTCTACTGCAGCAGCTAATAGTATATTCAATGGAGGAGATATTGTTAATTACATACTTAGAGAAGGAGAAGATTATTATGATCAAGGTACTGCATATTTATTAAGAGTAACTACAGCATATTGGAAATCTCAAAGAAAAGTAGGTCACTTAACTAAAGTTACTGACTCAGGTGAAGTAATTACAGAAATTATTACTGAAGACTACAAAGTAACAGACTCACCCGTGTATGATACAAGACTCTTTAAAAATAAAACTAAAGACAATATTGTATATGGTGAGCATATAGACTGGATTTGGATTAATGAGGTATGGGGTGGTATTAAAGTTGGACCAAACATTCCTTCTTTCTGGGGTATGAATAACCCTGGTGGATTTACTCCTTTATATATTGGTATTGATAAACAAAACATAGGACCACTTAGATTTCAATTTAAAGGTGATAATAGTTTATACGGATGTAAACTACCAGTAGAAGGTGCAGTATTTTCAGATAGAAATACTAAGTCAACTGCATTAATAGATTTAATGAAACCTTTTCAAATAGGATATAACATTGTCAATAATCAAATAGCAGATATTTTAGTAGATGAATTAGGTACAGTTATCTTATTAGATCAGAATGCATTACCAAGACACTCTATGGGTGAAGACTGGGGTAAAAACAATTTAGCTAAAGCTTATGTAGCAATGAAGAATTTTCAGATGCTTCCTTTAGATACCAGTATTACTAATACAGAGAATGCTCTTAACTTCCAACACTTTCAGAAATTAGACCTAGAACAGACTAACAGGTTGATGTCAAGAATACAGTTAGCTACATATATGAAACAACAAGCATATGAAGTTATAGGTATTAATCCTCAAAGAATGGGTCAACAGTTATCTCAACAAACTGCAACAGGTGTAGAACAAGCAGTTGGATCATCTTATGCTCAAACAGAAATGTACTTCATACAACACTCAGATTACTTAATGCCAAGAGTACATCAAATGAGAACAGATCTTGCACAGTTTTATCAATCTACTAAACCTTCTGCTAGATTATCATACATGACTTCTGCAGATGAAAAAGTAAACTTCCAAATTAATGGTACAGATTTATTAATGAGAGATCTTAATATATTTGCAACTACTAAAGCTAACTATAGAGCAGTATTAGAGCAATTGAAAAACATGGCTATATCTAATAATACTACAGGAGCTTCAATATATGACTTAGGAAAATTAATGCAATCAGAAAGTATATCTGAATTAAACAGTGTGCTTAAAGATTCTGAGCAAAAAATTAAAGCACAGAAAGATGCAGAAATGAAACATCAACAAGATATGCAAGATCAAGCATTACAAGCAAAAGCTCAAGATGAAAAACTTAAAAGAGAATTTGAGGACATTAAAGGAGAGAAAGATAGACAGAGAGATATACTTGTTGCTGAAATTAGGTCCGCTGGGTTTGGTGCTACACAAGATATTAATCAAAATCAACAATCTGATTACAATGATACTTTAAAAGAGATACAAAACTCAGAACAGTTTACTAGTCAAATGAGTTTAGAGAGACAAAAAGAATCTAATAGGACTTCTAGCAATAATCAAAAAGCAGAATTAGAAAGAGAAAAACTTATGGTTCAACAAAATATTGCTGATAAACAATTACAAGTAGCCAGAGAAAACAAAAATAAATATGATGTTAAAGGAAAATCTGATAACAAAAAATAATAGTTAGCCATATAATGCCAAAAATGAAAAAATAAAATTGCACTATTCTAAATTTTAGAAGTTTATTTGCATTAAAATAACTATATTATTTATAGTAACATAAAAACCAACATATGAATACTGAAGAACAAGCAACACAAGAAAGCACTACCGTATCACAAGTGGATGTAAACTTGGATGAATTATTTGGAATGCCTGGAGCAGAAAACGTGATGCTACCAGAAGAAGAAGAAGAGGAAAAGAAATCTCTTTTTACTAAGGATAAAAAAACTGATTATGAGTTCCTTGACAGTAAAACTGGTGTAACAAGTAAACCAGATACAGCAGAGCAAACTATTACTAAGGAAGAAGTCCAAGAAACTATTGATGAGTTAGATGGACTTATTGCTCAGGAAGAGGATGCAGGTAACAAAGGAAGACCAAAGATAGATAAGTCAGGTCTTCATGAGTTAGCAGCTAAGATGATAGAAGAAGGTACTCTATTTGGATTTGATGATGATAAAGATTTAGAAGATTATACTACTAAAGACTTTAGAGAGTTATTTGAAGCCAACTTTCAAGAGAAAGAAAGAAAGATTAAAGAGGCAGCTCCTAAAGATTTCTTTAATGCATTACCTGATGAATTGAAAACTGCAGCTAAGTATGTAGCAGATGGTGGACAAGATCTTAAAGGTTTATTCAGAACTCTTGCTCAAGTAGAAGAAGTATTTGAACTTGATGCAGATGATGAGAATCATCAAGCAGAAATTGCAAGACAATATCTTTATGCTACTAATTTTGGTACACCAGAAGAAATAGAGTCAGAGATTGAAGACTGGGCAGATGTAGATAAGTTAGGACAAAAAGCTAGACAGTTTAAACCTAAGTTAGATAGAATGCAAGAAGAGATTGTATCTAGAAAACTTGCTGAACAGGAAAACAAAAAAGAACAACAAGTACAAGCTGCTAAAGTATATACAGATAATGTGTATAATGTATTATCAGTAGGTGAATTAGATGGTGTTAAACTAGATAAGAAAGTACAAAACATGTTATACAGTGGATTAGTTCAACCAGCTTATCCTTCTATATCAGGTAAACCTACTAACTTACTTGGACACTTATTAGAAAAATATCAGTTTGTAGAACCAAGACATGATCTTATTGCTGAAGCTCTTTGGCTATTAGCAGATCCAGAAGGGTATAAAAATAAGATTAAAGATCAAGGTACTAAGATTGCTACTGAAAAAACTGTAAGAATGTTAAAGACTGAAGAAGGTAAAAAAATTGCTTCATCTATTCCACATGAAGAGAGAGCACAGACTAGAAAAACAGGATCAAACAACACAGTCTCAAGAACAGGTGGTAACAACATGTTCAAAAGATTTTAAAAAAGTATTATAAATAAACAAATAAATAAATACAAATGGCAACTCCAGTATTAAATAATGGGATTTTCTTGCGTGATACGGCATACAATGCTAGTTCACATGTAGATTCTTACCATTTACAAAACATGCTAAAAGATGCAGAACCAATGGATTTAGGTCCGGTAGACTTATGGGCTATGGCTCAAAAAGTTGAAATGCCTTTATACCAGTTATCTTCTTTTGGTGGAAAAAATGTTATCAATGTAGATAACGCACGTGGTGAGTATAAATGGCAAACTCCACTATCAATTGATCTTCCTTACATTGTTGAAGACATTGAGCCAGCAAATTCAGCAAAAGGTATTGAAGGTTCTACTTTCAAAATCAAGTTGAACAAGCGTGAATTTGGACATGGTGATATCATCACTTATGACAAATACAACGGTTGTGAGATGTACATTACTGCTGAAGACATTTTACCAATTGGTGATGGTTTTATCTATACTGTACAGTTAGTTAACAATGATAACTACAAGTACATTGATAATGCTTATTTAGCTAATGGTACTAAAGTATTCCGTAAAGGTTCTGCTAGAGGTGAGTATGGTGAGAGATTCTCAGACATCCAAACTAACACAGGATTCCGTGAGTACTACAACTTTGTTGGTGGTGCTGAAGCTCACGTTCATTACTCTATCTCTTCTAGAGCAGATTTAATGATCAAAGGTGGTATGAATGCAGATGGTACAGTTCCTGTAACTGAAATCTGGAGATCTCACTTGAAAGGTTTAGATCCATCTATTTCATCTTTGGATGATATGGTTAAAGTAATGGGTAAAGACTCAGTTAAAAAAGCATTTGACAATGGTGATTTATCAAGAACTTTCTTGACAAACATGGAAGCTGCTCACTTAACTAAGATTGCATCTGATATTGAGACTTACCTTATGTGGGGACACGGGGGTAGAGTACGTCAAGACGGACCAGATGATGTAAGATTATCTGTAGGTTTGTGGAAACAGTTAGACAACTCTTTCAAAAGAATTTATAACAAAAATAACTTTAACTTGGATTTATTCAGAGGTGAGTTATATAACTTCTTTAATGGTAAAGTTGAATTTCAAGGACCAGATCCTAAACGTCAACTTGTTGTTCAAACAGGTATGGGTGGTATGCGTATGGTTAATGAAGCAATTAAACAAGAAGCTATTTCTTCAGGTTTATTGATTCAAGCTGCTGATATTGGTGCTATCACTGGTAAAGGTATGGACTTAAACTTTGGATTTGCTTACACTTCTTACGTTATTCCATTCTTGGCTAATGTTAAGTTTGTATTGAATCCTGCATTTGATAATGTTCACACTAATGATATTGAGAATCCTATTATTGATGGTTTCCCATTATCTTCTTATTCATTCATTATCTTTGATATCACAGATAACACTAATGACAACATTTACATGTTGAAATTATCTTGGGATAATCAATTGAAATGGTGGTACCAAAATGGTACAATGGATTATATGGGTAGATCTCAAGGATTCCAGTCTTCTGGACAATTCAACGGTTACCGTGTAATGATGTCTCAAACAATGCCAGCTATTTGGGTTAAAGATCCAACTAAAGTATTGAAAATTGTTATGAGAAATCCAATCACAGGTGGATCATTCTAATATGTCAAACTAGAAAATAGAAAGGGAGGGGATAAAACTCCTCCTTTTTTATTATATTTACAATTATAAACATTTTAAAACCAACACAAAATGGATTTTACACACGTAGAAGTATTAAACGTTAACAAGAGTAATAAGATCTCTGTTAAACCTTATTTTGACAACTCAATGTCAAACATGGGATTAGAACATTATGGCCAATCATTATTTGATGGTGTTAAACATTATGAGCAATTAGCTTGCTTAGAACAAAATGGAGTAGTAAGATATGTAACAGGATTAAATGAATTTGCTCCTGAGATTAAATTATTACCTGCAGATGAAAGAATTGCAAAAGTTAGAGAGATCAGAATTGCAGTAGCTGAATTAGAAAAAGAATTAGCAGCTAATGTAGTAGATATTGATAGCCCAACATTCTGGAATGATATCAAGTTACTTAACCCAAGTAATAAAGAATTTTGGAATAAAATAAATATGTCATGTGGTAATGATCCAGTATATCTAGATCCTGCTAATCCATATGATAGAATTAAACTATATGCTGTTGAAGCTGGAGGATTTTCTCTTATATCAAGAAGTTATGATGATGCTAGATCAAAAGCAGTTCCACCAAAATTTTATTTAGATAAAGTTACAGAAACTAGTGGAATTAAAACTGAATACAAAAAACTTAAAAATAAAGCACTTGCTGAATTACAAAAACTATTTGATAAAAATAGTACTAAATTATTCTACATTGCTAAATCTGTTGATACTGCAAGTATACAGTATAAAAAACATACACCTAATGATGTTATTTATGACAACATGGATAGACATATTAATGGTGAAGGTACAGAAGGAAACAAAGAAAGAGCTGCAAAAGGTTTCTTAGAAGCTGCTGCTTTAGATATGGAAACATTAAAAATTAAAGCAATTGTCAAAGATTCCATATTTTTTAAGTATATTATTAATAAGTCAGATGGACACATCTATCATACTAAGTCAAATAGTTTACTTGGTAGAAATGTTGCTGATGTAACTGAGTTCTTAAAAAACCCTTTAAATGAGGATATACTAAAGGATTTAAATGCACAAGTTGAAAAACTGTGGAATATGTAAATAACTCTAGAGTATACCAGTAATTCTGGTATACTTTTTTAAACTATATATCATGGCTAACGCAAAAGTAAATGTACAACAAAGAGCAACAGGCAGAGTAGGTGGAACCAATTCTCCAGTGTATGTATTAAAAACTCCAGGTGGAAAAACACCAGGTAAAGTTAATTCACCACAACCAAAACCTAAAATGATGATGGGTGGTAGTAAAGGTAAAAAATGTTAATCTGAAAGATCATGGCAAAAACTAATTCAAGAGTTAAAAGTAAAGGAATTACTTTTACTCCACCAAGCACTGGTAAAAGTACATTTAAACCTTTAACTAGTGGTAATACTAAAACTACAACAAACTCAACTAAACCTGCAAGTACTGGTTCAAAAAGTATGGGACAAATTGTAAAAGGTCAAGGATATAAAGCTCCGGTTAAAACAACTAAACCAGCTAATAAACCAGTTGTTAAAGCACCAGCTAAACCAGTTGCTACTACAACTACTCCTAGAACTCGTGGTGGTGTTTCTAAAGGTAATACTCCAGGTGTTGGCTCTAAATACACTAATAAGCCTGCAGCTAAACCTGTAACAAGTGGTACATCAAGTAATAAACCAGTAACTAAAAGAGTAACTGCTGTTGAAAGATCAGGTAAGGCTGCTCCTGGAACAACTGCTAAGTATGCTAAGATTAAAGGAAATACTGGTCCTAGATATAGGGGATCTGACACTGCAGCATTAAAAGCGGCTAAGATTGCTAAAGCTGCTAAATTAGCTAAACTGAAAAATGTTGGTAAAAAGACTGGTGTAATTGCTGCAGGTGTTGCTGCTGCAAGTTATGGTGTTAAAAAACTATATGACTATGCAACAGGTGCTGATGATAAATCTAAAAAAGATACTAAAAAACCTGTTAAAAAAGATACTAAAAAAGATACAGTTAAACCACCAACTTCTAAAAAAGGTGATTTAAAATATGTAATGGATCCTAAAAAACCAGATGCTAAAAAACCAACTCCTGAAAAGAAAACAGGTTCTCTTCCAAAAGCAATTGATAAAGCTGTAAAAGCTGCAGATGGTAATCAACCAGGTGATGGTAGTTCATTAAAATTTACAGGAGATAGAAGTAAAGTTGCAGGAAAAGATAAATGGGGAAGATCACCATCAGATAAATGGTATGGTTTTAATCCAGATTCAAATAAGTATGAAACTCCAACAATGGTAAAACCAGATACTAAAAAAGCTGATACTAAACCTCCAGTTAAAAAACCTGTTACTCCAAAAGCAACTACACCTGCTGTTAAAAAAGTTGAACCAGTTGGTAAATTAGAAACTAAACCTGCACAACAAATACCAAATAAAACAGTAGATGAAGCTAGAACAATTATACCTTCTAAAACAACTACAGCAACACCAACAACTACTACAAGTTCAACTAGTACAACTTCTTCAAATGTAACTAGCTCACAACCAAGAGCAACAATTATAAATAAAATTAGAGGTGCAGTAAATACTGGTAGAGAAAGAAGAGCTGAAAAAGCTTCTGCAAGAGGTAATGAAGCTAAAGCAGAAAGATTAAAAGATAAGATTTCTGATACTGAGAAAAAAATGATGATGAAAAAAGGTGGTGCAGTTAAGTCTAAATCTAAAAAGAAATAATCATGAAAAAGTTAGGATGTGCAAAATGCGGAGGCACTAAAAAAATGGCAAAAGGTGGAACAACTAAAAGTGTTAGTATCAGTAAACCAGGAGCTGGAGTTGTAAAAGAAACTAAAGGTAATACTAATCAAAAGATGGGTATTTATGGTATTGCTCAAACTGGCCCAACTGGTCCAAATGATTCTGGTATTGCTACTATGAAAAAAGGTGGTATGGTTAAAAAACCATTAGCAAAAGCACAAATGGGTAAAACTGTAAAAAAAGTTGGTCCTAATAAATATGCTAAAGAGCAAGTAATTGTAAATAAAAAGGATGGTTCAGCAGCTGCATATGTTGCAACAAATAAGGGAACAGTCTATTCTATGTCAGATAAAAAAAATGGTCCATCAGGTGTATTAAGTATTGATACAACAGGTTACTCAAAAGGGAAACCAACTTATGATCAACTTTATACTGGAAGGAATGGTTATAAAAAAACTACTGTAAAAAGAAAAGATGTTAAACCTTTACTTACTTCAATGAAAAAAGAAGTATTAAGTTCTAAAAAAGTAGGTGGAGTAGTAAAACCTAAAAAGAAATAGTCATGGCAAAAGCTTCTACAAAAATTGTTTCTACTAATAGAGCAGTTAAGACTTCTTGCAAAAATACTAAAGTAAGAACTGCTTCAGGTGCATGTGCTACTGAAAGAAAACCTATGATGAAATCTGGTGGAACTAGTCCATTTGGTATTTTATCTATTATAGCTGGTATAGATAATAATCCTAAACCAACTGCTGCTGATAGAATTTCTGGAGCTAAAATGAAAAATAAAAAAATGGCCAAAGGAGGTACTGCTCATCCAGGTTTTAAATCAGTACAATCTAGTATTGCTGCTAAACAAGGAATTAGTAAACAAGCTGCTGGAGCTATATTAGCTGCATCAACTAGAAAAGCTAGTGCTAAAGCTAAAGCTGCAAATCCTAGACTTAAAAAAGTAAAGTAAGATGGCAAAGCAAATGTTAAAGCGCAAAGATGGTAGTGTATCTCAAAGAGGACTTTGGGATAATATTAGGGCTGCAAAAAGTTCTGGTAAAGCACCTACTACACAAATGCTTAAACAAGAAAAAAAGATTAAAGCAACAACTAAAAAGAAATAGTTATGGCAAAGTCTCCAGCATTTTATTCACTATATTGTTTTACAAATAATGTCAATAATAAAAAATATATTGGTATTACTTCTGATATAAAAAGAAGATTTACACAACACAAAGGAATGAGAAGCAGAGCAGTTGTTTTTTGTTTAGCTATTAAAAAGTACGGGTTTGAAAAATTTAAATTTGAGATATTAAAAGAAAATTTAACTTTAGAAGATGCAAAACTATTTGAAGTACAGTTTATTCAAGAGTTAAATTCTATGGTTCCAAATGGTTATAATAGAACAAAAGGCGGTGACTCTTCTGTAAAACATACAATAGCAACTATTGAAAAAATAAAAGAAAAAAATAAACTTTACAGATTAAATAACCCAGACCCTAGAAAAAGAAAACAACATACAGAAGAAACTAAAAAATTGCTAAGTAAGTTAGCATTTGAAAGAACAGATAGACCAAAAGGTGATAAGCACTGGAATTATGGAAAGAAAACTAGTGAATTATCAAAACAAAAAATGAGTATTAGTCAAACATTAGGTAATAATGGTTTTGCAAAAAAAGTTATAGATTTAAATACTGATATTATATATTCTTGCATGAATGAAGCAAAACAAGTATATAATATTAGTCATTCATTTATAAGTATGATTTGTTCTGGAAAAAGAAAAAGTAATAAATATAATTTTAAATATTTAAAAGATTATGAGCAAGAAAAATGTCTCACTGTCAATATCTAGAGGTGAAAAATCTAAAAGTGGTGGACTTACACAAAAAGGTGTAGATAAGTATAATAGAACTACAGGTGGAAATATGAAAATGGCTGTTACTACTAAACCTTCTAAGTTAGATCCTGATAGTAAAGATGCTAAGAGACGCAAGAGTTTCTGTAGCAGAATGTCTGGAGTAGATGGACCTATGAAAGATGAAAAAGGTAGACCTACTAGAAAGGCTCTAGCTTTGAGAAAGTGGAACTGTTAAAATAATATACAATGGCTAAGAAAACAATAACTAAAGAACACCCACTAACTGCATTTAGAAAAGCTAATGAAGCTAGAGATGTAGTAGTTAAATCTTCTATGAAGAAAATGCAAACAGGTGGAACAATGTCCCCAAAATCAAATGCACTGATGCTTGATCTTATTAATAAAAATCCAGCACAATATAAAAGAGACAGAACACCCGATGTAAAAAAAATATATACAGATAGAAATATACCATTAACAGGACCAATGACTCCATCAGATTCATCAACAATGGCTGATGTTGAAACAAATATTTGGAATGATGTATCAGGAGCTAAAGCTCGTAGGCTAGCAATTGGATGTAAAAAACAAAAAACTGGAGGGTCTATTAAAACTAAAAAGAAATAACAGATGCTTAATAGTACTATAGTTATAAAAGTGAAACAACGTCTTAACAAATTGGACAGCCAAGACTATGACAACATTGAATGTTGGCAAGTAGTGGAGTCTTTTAATAAGGCTCAGGTTGAATGGATTAGAAGACAACTTCATGGTATCAATATTGTAAAAGAAGGTGATGAGCAGTCTACTAGAAGAATAGATGATTTACAAATACTACTAGATACTATTAATGTACCATTTGTTAAATCTGATATATCTTCTTATTCTGATTTACCTCCTGATTATTTACAATGGAAACGTGTAGATATTCAAGCTAAAAAAGGATGTTGTGATGATAGAAGAATGTCAGTGTATCTTGCAGAAGAAGGTAACTTAAATCAATTACTATTTGATAATGCTAAGAGACCTAGTTTTGAGTGGGCTGAAACATTTGCAACTTTAAAAAATAATAGAGTCAATGTGTATACAAATAATGATTTTGATATTAGTTCTGGTAGTCTTACATATTATAGACAACCAATAAAAATTGAGATACAGGGATGTATAGATCCTTACACTAGTGTAGAAACTACTACAAATGTAAATTGTGAATTTAAAGATGATATAGTTGAATTACTAATTGATGAAGCAGTTAGTATACTTGCTGGTGATATTGAATCAGGTAATCAATTCTCTAGAGGAACAGAAACAGCAGAAAGAAACAATTAATATTTATAATAATGGAAAAACCCAAATTACTTAAAAGAGAGTCTACAACTTCATATGCAAGTTATTCAGCTCCAGCATCAGGATCAATTGATTCAGCTACAGCTGCATGTGTTACAGAGTTAATGAATGCAGCAACATCATTTCATAAACTACATTTAAAAGTTCAAGGTTCAGGAGCATATGCTGCACACAAAGCTTTAAATGAATTATATGATGCACTACCAGGTCATGCTGATGATTTAGCAGAAGGATATCAAGGAGCAGCAGAAAGAATTCTTGAATATACAGAAGCATCTCCTAGAACACTAGCATCACCTACAGAAGGATTAAGTTATATTAGAGATCTAATTACTATGGTAACTGGATTACAAGCTAAAATGCCTTACTCTGAAATTGTTAATGACCTTGATTTAGTTAAATCTTCACTTAACTCAACCAAGTATAAATTATTATTCTTGAAATAATTTTGTAAATAGAAATTATTTTATTATATTATATATATATTTATTAATTAAAATTAAATTATTATGGCTTATTTTAATCATGCCTTTCAAAAGGCTTTCGTTGGAACACAAGGTTTTACAGGTCTTGATGAAGGACAATTAGGAACACCAGGTAACATTCTTGCTACAGGTGATTTTGCATTTGTTGATCCAAAAACTTGGAATGTTCTTGATATTACTGCACCTCCTACAGGATGTTGCCCATTAATTCTTGCTTCAGGATCTTTGTATTCTAAAGATAAGATTGGTTCTCACGGTGGATATTTAGAATCTAATAAATCTAAAATCATCAACCCTAAGTACATTAATAGATTCTACAGAGTAGATCCTAACATTGCTCAACAAAATGTTATCAACATTGGGTTCACACCTTTTACTGCTGAAGATGGTGGTACTTGTGAAAGAGAATTTTTATGTGATGAGACTTACTCTTTACGTATTGACGTTAAAGGTTCTCCTGCATTAAGATTTTTAAATCACAATGCTTACTTAACTGTTGATGCTTACACAGGATGTTGTCCTGCAGGAGCACTTGCTCCAACTCCAGTAGATGGTACTTTAGTTATGATCCAATGGGCTCAAGCAATTGTTGGTGAGATTTTACCTAATACAATTGTTAGTTCAGCAAGAACAGTAATTTCTCCATTTGTATTGCCAGTAGTTACTGCTGAAGATAATTCTTTATGGTATGCTCCAGGAACTGATACAACAGGTTTTGTTGCTCCAGCTGGTTATACAATTGGTGGTACTTGGGATAACTATGTATCTCCAGGAAATACTCCAGGTGAATACGCAGGTATTACTTTATTTGGTGCTTATGTTGGAACAGACTTCAGTGACTGTACATTCCAAACTTCTGATTTCTTTGAAAAAGAACCAGTTAAGTTGTATGCTTCTTTAGTAGATTACAATGGTGCTCCATGTGAATTTGAAGGATTATGTGTTGTTACTGAGTGTGCAGGTTTACAAGCAATGGGTCTTGGTGAATCAGTTGCTAGAGATGTAATCTTGTCAGAAAGATACAGACAAAACTTCTTTGCTACTGATCTTAGAATAAGAGAGGTTACTCAAGGTGATCAAATCTTGAATACTATTAACAGAACTGCATTCTATACAAGATATTACTTGCAACATTCAGTTCCACGTTTCAATAACCCAACTGGTACATTTGATAATGATCAATACTTATTAGAAGTTATTACAACTGGTATTGATTTAGATTTTGAAAAATTTGTTAATGAGTGGATTGAGGCATGTGGTAACTGTATTGACCTAGAAATAGTTGAAGCTATTACAGCTTGTACTCCACTTATTCCATTGGAAGCTGCACTTATTCCATAAGTAGTACAAAATTATATTACTAACAAAGGGAGGTGAATTTATTTTCCCTCCCTTTTTTTATAAATTATTATGGCACATCATTTATTAAGTTTAGAAGTACCTACTGTAATGAATACTTGTATAATATCAGTATTAGATACAAGTATTTATTCTCCATTGATGCCCGTATCATGTCCTACATTAAATGTAACTGTACCTGGATTTAATTATTCAACTCAACTTACAACAGTGCAAGGTGCAAACACAATTCTTACAGCATGTGATTTACAATTACAAACTCAAGGATGTGATGGTACAACATTTAGTGATTTACCAGATGGTATATATGTTATTAAATATAGTGTGTCTCCTAATGATACAGTATTTGTAATATATAATCATTTGAGAATTACAAGAGCATTAAATATTTATAATAATATTTTATGTAAATTAGATCTTGCTGCGTGTGAACCACCTGCAAGTATTCAAAAGAAATTAGAGATATTGAAGATGGCTAAGATGTACTTGGATGCTGCAAAAGCAAAAGTAGAATTTTGTCATGAACCAACTCACGGAATGACCTTATATAATTATGCATTAAAGATAATGCGTAAGATAGAATGTAAAAATTGTTAAACCATTAAAAACCAACAAGATGGCAAAATGTTCAAACTGCAGTAAAAATTTATCATGTGGCTGTCAAAAAAGAGTTGCATCAAATAAAGCACAGGTATGTACAAACTGTATTTCAGCTTATGAAATGAAGCTTAAACAATTACAACCAAAAAAATAATTAAGATGGCAATATATAAGTTATATAATTGTGTGAATGATGATATAATATACACAGATGATGTTAATTGTCCTGTGTGTTCTTTCAGTGTTGGTAATTTAATGAGTACCAATTCAACACCATTTATATGTTGGTACGTAACAATAGCAACTGAAGAACCAATTTATCCATTAACTTATGTTAGTCCTAGTGAAAATCGATGTACACCTTGTGTAACTAAATGTTATACAATTACTGGTATAGGAACTGTAACTTATATTGATGACAGAGAACGTTTAACTTATACTACTGCTCCAGCAAGGATATGTTCAAAATCATATCCAAATGTTGTAGGTACTGATATTATTATTAGTGTTGGTGATCCATGTACTAATTATGTTAGCCCTAAAATATTTACATGTCCAATTATATGTTATAGATTAACTAATTGTGAAACAGGTGAAACAATACTTTCTGATTCACAAGAATTAGCATTTCCATATTCACTTGATCAAATTATTACAATTGCAGAATTTCCAGGATGTTGGACAGTATCAATTGCAGAAGTTTGTATATCCCCTTTCCCTGTAACAGTACTAAGTACATATGTAGATTGTGATGAATGCTCACCTGTTATTAATTATAGATTAGAATCATGTGATCCGGCTGATGACTTTATTCTTTATACATCAGAAGACTTATCAGCATATGTTGATAGGATAGTAACTCTTGATGAATATGAAGGGTGTTTTTATGTGACTATATATGTTGGTGAAGTACCTTCTCCAGTAATAACAACAGTATCTCTTGCTTATGATACATGTCAAGAATGTACTGTAACAAGATATGCAGTAATAGATTGTGAAGGCATAGCTCCAACAGTATATACAACTACTGATTTATCTGCATACTTAACATCTATTATTAAACTTAAATTTTGTCCTGAGTCATGTTACTATGTTGAAGAAACTGATATAAACACATCAGATGATTTAGTTGTAGTAGATGAAGTATATGAGTCATGTGAAGAATGTTTAACTAATACAGTATGTTTCTGTAGTACAATAACTAATAATAGTACTACAACTGCAACTTTTTCATTTAAAGATTGTGATAATGTAACTAAATCAATTACATTAGCAGCAGGAGCTACTAGTGTAAAGTTTTGTGTATTAAAATGGATATATCCTTTAGACTGGGATCTTCCTAAAATATTTACTGATAATGGTCCATGTGTAGATAATAGATGTCCAGCAGATGTTCCTTTTAAAAGTGTAAGACCAGGATATAATTCTCCAGCATGTTCAACTGAATACTATGAAAGAATAGCTTGTTCATACTCTCATATCTTATATAAAGACGTTATAGCACAAAGATATGGTATTGCTCCATGTTGTCCGGAAGATGACTTGTATAGACTTGATATTAAATTTCAGTTATTAGAGTTACAAGCAATTATGAATCCTGATTATGTATGCAGACCTTTTCAAGATTGTTGTACACATAATACAGGTTGCGGATGTGGATGTAATACTCCTAATACTAATAGTTGTCAACAAACTATAAATTGTGGTTGCGGTTGCAATTCTTAATTAAAATTGTTATATTATAAATAGATACTAAAGATATGAAACCATTAAATTTTGATAATTCACCATGTAGTCCAACTTCTTCAAATTGTGTAATTTGGGCAGGTCCGGATTTAAAGTGTATAAACTTATGTAGAGGAGATTCTATTACTGATGTGGTTGAAAAACTTGCAACTGAGTTATGTGCAATTCTAGATACATTAAATATTAATTCTTATGATCTTGATTGTTTTAATTTAGTAAATTGTGCACCAAGTACTTTTACTGACTTGATTAATTTCTTAATACTTAAAGTATGTGAACTTGAAAATATTCCAGTTACTCCTGATGTACCTCCTTCAAATGGATGTCCTACAGATTGTATTGTAACAGTAGCACCATGTTTTATAAATGGTACTACAACTACAATGAATCTTACTGAGTATGTAATTGCTATTGGTGAAAAAATATGTGCAATTATTGATGTTAATGCATTACAAGATATAGCAATTGCTGATCTAGATGTAAGAGTAACTGATTTAGAAAATACATCACCTCCATCATATACTACGCCTAAGTTTACATTACAATGTGATATAGATACATTGCCTAGTGGTAGTGAGCAAGCAATTGATCTTATATTACAAGTATTTATAAATGATATATGGTGTACTTATGTTAGTACAACAGGTGATGCTGGATTATTAGCAACTGCAATTGCAAATCAAACTGTTGCATCTACTGATCTTTCAATAGCAAATCCTCTTGCACAGATGTCTGTACAATATGCAGTATTATGGTCAACACAATTACCAACACCTACTGTTGCTGGTACAATTAATAATATTTGGGCATGTATTGAAGATTTAAGAAACGGAAGTGTAACAGTTTCTGCTTTAGCTACTGCAACAATCAATATGACAGTAACAGGAGGGCCAGCTTATGTAGTTAGTGCAGATGTAATTCCTTCAGCTCCATCAATTGCAAATACAGCAACAGTTGCTTTGTCAGTTGGTGTAGGGCCAACATTTACATTAACAGCTGATGCAATAGTACCAGGTGCAATGCTTGCTGAAAGTACTCCATTAAATGTTCCACTTGTAGTACCTTCTTCATCAGTTGATTTAATAAATGATGGTGTAGTACAATTATTAACAGAAATATATGATGAAGATTCTGCTTATGATCCTATAACAGGTATTTGGTCTTGTCCAGCAACTGGTAGATATAATTTAAACTTTTGTGTTCATTTATCTAAACCAGCTGTAGGTTTTACTAGTGGTATGGTTATAGCAGGAATTGTAAGTTCAACATCAGTTAATTATTATGTTGTAAGTAGTGCAACTTTTAATCAAGTAACACAATTTGCTGATATTACGGGAACTGCATTAGGTTTAAATTTAACTGTAGGTGCACAACTTCAATTAAATATTTTAAACTTAAGTGATGTAGCATATACATCAACAGTAAGTGATTTTGCAAAATTTTCAATTCAAAAAATTAAATAAAAAATACTATGAATACATGTATAAAATGTGGATGTGATGATGCTTATCCTTCTTTACCTCCATGTCCAACTCCAGTAGATTGTCCTAATCCACAACCATGTGCAGAATTTTTTGATGCTCAATGTGTAAGATATACATTACCAGATATTATGTGTGGACTAAATATTGTTGTTGCACAAGATTCTTCAATTGCTGATGCATTAGAAAGTATTGTATTATTTTTTTGTACAAATTTTTCAAATAGTGTACAATCAGTAACGGGTTTAAATACAGACAATACTGATCCACTTAATCCTATAGTTAAAGTTTCTGTAGATGGAATAACTATTACAGGTTTGGGTACACCAGCAAGTCCACTTATTGCTGTAGCAGGAGGTGTTGATGGTTCAGGAACACTCAATTATCTAGCAAAATGGACACCAGACGGAAATACATTAGGTAATAGTTTAATACGAGATGATGGAACTACAGTAGGTATAAATACAGCACCTGTGAGTACAATTCAACTGCAAGTGCTTTCTTCTAAAACAAATGCGGTAGTAGGAATAACAAATAAAGCCACTGGAAATAATGTTGGTGTTTATGGAGAAGCCAACGGTGTTGGGGCTGGACAAAATAGTGGAGTCAGAGCTCTTGCTTCAGGAGGTACTGTTGTAAATATTGGTGTTTACGGAGAAGCAAATGGTACATCAGTTTCTGGGTATGGTGGTTCTTTTTATGCAATTAATGCAACAAGCACTAATATAGGTGTTATAGCTAGTGCAGGTGGAGGAACAACTGCTATTGGAGGTCAATTTAGTACAAGTGGAGCTGGTTCAAATTATTCACTAAAACTTTTAGATGGTAGCGAAGGTGTTGGAAAAGTATTGACTTGTATGACTGCTACTGGAGAAGCTAATTGGGTAACCCCTAGTGGTGGTGGAGTTTCAGGTTCTGGTATAAATAATTATGTAGCACGTTGGACTCCAGATGGTGCAACTTTAGGAACTGGTTTAATTAGAGATAATAATACTAGTGTTGGTATTGGTGCATCTCCTTCAGCAATTTACAGAGTAAATATTGGAACATCAACACAACTATGGGGATTAGTTGTTAAAAATACTTATAGTAGTGCTGCTAATACTAATTATGTAGGGATTAATGGTTCAGCAGAAGGTATAAATACAGTAGGTCAAAATGTAGGTGTTGAAGGTTATGCTGCAGGAAATAGTAATTTTAATACAGGTGTTTCCGGTGCAGCTACTTCTTTTTCAAATAAAAACGTTGGTGTTTTTGCACAAGCTTTAAATGGTACATCCAACTATGCAATTCAACTTAATGATGGTACAAATGCTCTTGGTAGAGTATTAACATGTGTAGGTGTTCAGGGTGAAGCTAATTGGGGTAAAGTTACATCAACTTATACAACTGGAGCTTCAGGTTCTTTTGTAGTAGGTGCTCAAACAATTACTGTAACAAATGGATTAATAACTTCTATTGTTTAAAAATATGTCGCAGTTTGTTGGTTTCTGTGGCTAACAACGAGACCCCGGTATGTATTTTATTACCGGGGTTATTTTTTATATATCAGTTATATATATTATATTTGTTTAACTTGTAATTTTTATAAGTCTGAAAAATTTAGTATATTAATGTATAAGGTATGGAAAGTAAAATATTTAAGGGACCAGATGTAAAAGGTAAAAGATTTAGACAAGATGTATATCATGTATTAAATAGACAATTCTATAAAGCATTTAAAGAAAAGTATCCTAAATATAAGGATGTAAGTACTAAGGACCTATATAAAATATGTACAACATTCCATAACTTATTTTTTGAAACAGTAATTGAAACTAGGGATGGTGTAAAGTTACCAGAAAATTTAGGTAACATATTTATTGGTACATGTCAAACAAGTAAGTTTAGAAGAAACATTGATTTTGGCAAGTCAACAAAATATGGAGTAATAGTAACAAATACAAATTGGGATACAGATGGTAAACTTGCTAAAATCTTTTATACTAATAATGCTACTAAGTATACTTTTAGTAATAGAGAGTGTTGGGCCTTTGCAGGATGTAGAAACTTTAAAAGAAGTGTAGCTAAAACATATTCAGAAAATTGGCCTATGTATATACAGGTTGATCCAATGAAAAAAATACGTAAAATGTTTACTAAGTCTAGGCAAAAGGATTACGTTAAAAGTATTGAAAAAGAAAAGTTAAAAACATATAATGAATTTGATATATGACAACAATTGGTGAAGCAATATCAAGAGTTAGGAATGCACTTAAAGCTGTAAAGGAGGATCCATTCTTAACTGATAGAACAATATATTTTGCAATTTCAAAATATGGGAAATCTCTTTTAAAGAGAGAAGATAATCAGAATAGGTTAATGAAGATAAGTTCAATATTTTCTACTTTAACATTTGTTGAATTAATAGATGTAGATAAAGTAGAGGCAGGATGCTTTGGTATTACTTCTGGTTGTTATATAAAAAGAACTAAAGAAAGACTACCTAAGTTTTTTGATGGACTTAATGGACCACTTATACGTACTGTATCTTCATTAGATACATCAGTAGAATTATTTAGAACTGATCCAGGTACATATTCTTCTATGACTAAAGTAAATAGTTTCAGATATAATACTAGAAAATATTTCTGGTATTTAGATGGTTATTTATATATGCCTAATGTTCCATGGGAAGCAATTAAAGTAGAAGGTATGTTTGAAGATACTATTACAGGATTTACATGTGATACATCTCAAGAATGTAGATTCAGAAATGATGATCAATTAATGTTTCCAGATTACTTATTTGGTGAAATTGAACAATATGTATTAAAAGAATTAACTATGTCTATTAATGTACCTGCAAATGGTCCTGATGATAGTCAAAACTCATTAAGATAATGGACTTTAACTATACTCTCAAGTTTCGTACCTTTGACCAGTTACTGGAAGATGTTACTATTGACTTAAATACATATGCTCTTGAAAATTTAATTGAGCCTCAACAACTAATTAAAGTTGCAAAAAGAGTAACATATGATTTAGGTCTTAGAATCAATATGACCAAAGAAGCTATATTAGAAGTAGAACATCATAAGATAAAATTACCTGATGATTTTTACACTATGAACTTTGGGTCAATATGTGGATCATTTAGACAAAATGTAGGTTATCAATCTGGAGGTACTACTACTATGGAAGTACCTTATACTGAAGTACCAAGTACAATAGATATATGTGCACCTCCTACAGTTAATTGTAGCACTTGTAATGCTAATCCATGTAATCATACTATTGCTTGTGCAGATACTACATTTAATAATACTCCTATATTAGTTCCACAATATGATCCTAATAATCCATTTGGTAATACTTGTGTAAGACCAAGAGTATTTTCTAACTGTAAAGGTGAAGCATTTGAATTAATTCAAGTATTACCTACTGGAGAAACAAGAACATATGAATCACTTATTCCTTTGAGGTTTAGATCTTCAAGAGAAATAGAATGTGATTGCCCTAATCTTTATCTTAATGCACCTAATGAAGCATGGATTAAAGATGGTTTCTTACATACTACATTTGATTGTGGTAAAGTATATATTAATTATCAAGGAACACTAGAAGATGATAATGGTAACTTATTAGTTCCAGATCATGATGAGATTAATGAGTATTATGAATATGCTGTAAAGCAAAGAATATTTGAAAACTTATATCTTAATGGTGAAGATGTAGTACAGAAATTACAACTTATAGAACAAAGATTAAAAGCTGCAAGAAATTATGCTTTATCAATTGTTAATACACCTAACTTTGCAGAGATGAAAGGATTGTGGATGGCTAATAGAAGAGCACAATATTCTAAATACTATGACATGTTTAAAAGTTTTAACTATAACAGTATGCGGATATTATAATATTATTATGTTATGGCAAAGAAAAATATACAAGATACAGGTCAAAATAAAACAAATACCTTTATAAAGGGATTAAATAAAGATTCAGATCCTACATTTGTAAGTGAGGGCATGTGGACTCATGCACGTAATGCAGTTAACAATACATTAGAAGGTAATGTTGGTACATTATCAAATGAAACATCTAATATATTTTGTGCTGAAGCTGGTGCAACTTTAAGTGGTAAAAAATATATTATAGGTGCAATACATTTATATAGTGATAAATGGATTCTTTTTACTGTAGCACATCCACTATCAGGAGTTGGTGCAGCTACTGGACATGAAATAGGATTATTTGAAGAAGATACTTGTAGATATAGAATTATTGTACAGGATACATGTTTAAATTTTGATAAACAATTTTTAATTACTGGTGCATCAAGAGAGAAAGAAGATTGCTCATGGTCTGTATATTTTGCTGATGGTAATAATCCTGATAGATATTTAAATGTTGGAGATGATGCTTTATGGCCAACTTCTGATTATATATGGATTGGTAATAATACATATGCAAATGGATCAGGTGTAAATATTCAATGGCCAGGAGTTCAATGGGATCAAGAATGTAAAGATGAAAACGGTATAGTAGTTCCAGCTCCAGGTGGTTATATTCCTGTAGGATGTATTATATGTGAAGATTTAACAACATTAAATTGTGAAGCATTAAGACTTGCAAGATTGATGGATACGCCAACTATTCAAGTTGAACCAGGTGTTGGTGGAGGTGTATTAAGAAATGGATCATACTTTGCAACTCTTGCGTATACTATTAAAGGTCAAAGAGTTACAGATTATTTTTCACCAAGTAATACTCAACCAATTTGGAATGTTAATGATGTACAAGGATCTATTGATATATTAATTACAGCTGACTCAACACATTTTGATGAATTTGAATTAGTAGTAGTACAAATAATTAATCAAGGAGCAGTAGCAAAAAGAATAGGTTTATATTCTACAAATACTTCTGTAGTACATTTAGATCAGATTAAAGATGATTTAATAACTATTCCAATTGAATTTCTTCCTTTAAGAACTCCGGTGTATGAAACATCAGATCAGATTACTGAAGTTAATACATACTTATTAAGAATTGCACCAAGATCTAAATTTGATTTTAACTATCAACCTTTAGCTAATCAAATAAGATCACAATGGGTATCAGTAGAGTATCCAGCAGATTATTATGTAAAAGGAGGAAGTAATACAAGTTACTTAAGAGATGAGGTATATGCTTTCTTTATCAGATGGGTGTATAGTACTGGAGATAAATCTTCCTCATATCATATTCCTGGACGTGCTCCAACACAATACGGAGCAACCTTTGAAACAGATCCTGCAACAGGTATAGATGTTTTAGATACAACTGATAGAGTATTTGAAGTATATAATACAGCAACTTTAGGTGGCTTACCTCCTGTAACAACATTACCTGATGGAGGTATAATTAGAGCTCAAGGTAGAATGGGATACTGGGAATCAACAGAAAAATATCCAGATAATAGAAATGATATATGGAATTCATCATCACAATGTTGGTCAGGTACAACTGATCCTCAATTTGATTTATGTGCTGAACCAATAAGACACCATAAGTTTCCTGATAACATTACTCAAGGTTCACTTTTAACTAATCATTATTCTCAAGGTGGTAATGGTATTAGATTAATGGGTGTAAACTTTAGTAATATATTTTTACCAAAAGATAATGATGGTAATGATATACCAGGAATAGTAGGTTATGAAATACTAAGAGGATCTAGAGAAGGTAATAGAAGTATTATTGCTAAAGGTATGGTAAATAACATGCGCACCTATGACATTAAAGGTAACAGTGCTGGAAACAGAATTGGTTTATATCCTAATTATCCTTTTAATACTATTACACCACTTTCAAGTTTATTAGGTGGAAATGTTTCAGGTGTTAATGATCCATATATTAAATTGACAAATAGCAATGATCAAATTGTAGATCAAATAATACCAACTAATTTAATGACTTTTCATTCACCAGATACTAATTTTAGAAACCCTTATTTATCTGTTACTGAATTAAAAATATATGGTAGTTTAAGAGGTACTTCAATACAGTATTTTCAAGAACCCAATAATCATCCAAAATTTAAACTGTTAGCTGATATAGCTGTAGCTGCAGGGATATTAGCCGGTGTTATTGAAGTTGCATTACAACAAGGAGGTAAATGGACAATTAATGAAAATACAAGTACTCCAGCTACTGGTGGTGGAGATATTGTTGGAGCTGTATCACGTACAGCTGCAGGTATTTTTCAACCAATAAAAACTGCTAATGATGTTGCAGTCTCAGCTTACTTAACATCAGGTGGATTTTTACTTGATTCAGTTAATCCAATTGGTGATCCAATTTATCAACTTTTTAATATTCCATATCAAGTTGCTGCTGGGGTTGCTGCTACTGCTGGAGCAATTAGTATTAATGGTAAAAGTTATACAAAAGATATACCTAAATATAAATACGCAGGTCCTTTTGGTATTGCTAATTTTATTCAACAATCATTTTTCTATTTTTCAGAAGGAGCAAATACAACAATTAGATTAATATATGCATTAATACCATATAGACAATATGCATTACAAGCTATTGCAGAAGGTTATTATAGTAGTTTTGCTGCACCAATTGCAGGTAATAGACAAAGATTTAATATTGAGGATAGTTTATATTTAAAAAATAATATTCAAAGTATTAAACCTTTTAGTGGAATCAGTTATATAATTAATAATCTTCAAAGACAGACAACTGTTACTTTAAGAACTACTAATAACTTAAATCAAAATTTTGGACCTGATTTTATTACAGATCCTTCTTCTCCTACAGGATTAGCTGATGTATCACTTGTAACATTAGGTACTGCTATACAAGCAAATATTGGTTTACCAGTTAATATGACATCAGGTAAAACTAATGAATTTAATCTTAATATTGCAAGTCATTATGTTGGTATAAAAGTTAGATTAAAAAATCAATATGGTCAACTTGATTCACTTAAACAAATACCTATTACACCAGCAGAACAAAAATTAAATTATAATAATCAAAACATACCAGTATTATTTAGTAGTTTCTGGTGTACTATTAGTACTCCTTATGGTACTGCAGCTAAATTAGTTACTTTAGAAGTAATAACTCAAACCCCAGTATTATTTGGAGGAGATGTTTATGTAAATAGATATACTGAAAAGAATAACATGTTCTTTTTCTATGACTGGTTATATGGACAACCTGATGGTTATGAATATAATTATATTTTAAAACATATGATTGCTGAACCAAGGTTTTGGGCTAATAGTGCAGAATATGATGTAGGTGATCTTACACCAGGTTCAATTGCAGATTTACTTGATCCACCTCCTGGAACAGGACTTTTACCAACAGGTTTTTATAATTTAGATTATTATGTAAATGACTCACGTAAATATGATTATAATCAAGATCAACCAACAGGTTCTCCGGATAAATATCCTGGAATCTTTGGTGCTAAAGATTCATATTTTTATTTAGCTAATTCTTCAGTAAGAGATTTCTTTGTTGAGTCAGATGTATTAGTAGATTTTAGACAACCTGGTTTAGAAACTTGGCAAAAAAATTATGATGTAAATACATATACCAATTTACCAGAAATGTTTAATATAGACCCTAATACAATAACACAGGGTAACTATTATGCATATGACTATTCATTAAGTATATCTAAAGTATTTACTCAATATTTTTCACAAGGTAATCTTCAATCAAGATATTATAACCCTAATGTATCTCAGTTATGTTATACATATTATCCTGATAGAGTAGTATACTCACTACCACAACAAAATGGATCCTCAAAAGATTCATGGTTTGTATACCTAGTTAATAACTATAAAGAATTTAAAAATAGAATTACTAGTATAAAACCTTATGCTAAGACTGGTATGTTTATTACATTTAATAACGCTAGTCCATTAATGTATCAAGGTGTAGATACTCTTACAACTGAGTTAGGTACTAAACTTACTATAGGTGATGGTGGTTTATTTGCTAACCCTCCTCAAAATGTTACTATATCTGATGTAGAGTATGAGTATGGTTCTTCTCAAAATAAATTTGGTGTTATTGCAACTCCAGCAGGAATGTATTATATGTCTCAAAATCAAGGTAGAGTATTTTCATTTTCTCAAGGTTTAAAAGAAATATCTCAAGCAGGTATGAAATGGTGGTTTAGTTTATTCTTACCATATAAACTTACTGAAGATTTTCCAGAATACCCACATACAGATAATCCTGTAGCAGGTATTGGTACTCAAGCAGTATATGATAACTATAATGGTGTCATATATTTCTGTAAAAAAGATTATAAACTAAAACCTGAATATATAGGTAAAGTAGTATATGTTTCTTATGGTGATTATTTCTTAGTAAATAATTCAGCAAAAGTAGAATTAGGTAATCCACTTGTATTTGAAAGTGCTTCATGGACTACAAGTTTTGACCCTAAAAATGAATTTTGGATATCTTTTCATGACTGGCATCCAGACTTTGTATTACCTGCAAGACAATATTTTGCAACAACTAAAGGAGGTAAGGTATGGAAACATAATGCAGTATGTAATAGTTACTGTAATTTCTACGGAGTCCAACATCCATTTGAAGTTGAAATACCTCTTATTACGGGACAAACAGTTACCACTCTAAAATCTATAGAGTATATACTTGAATGTTATAAGAATCATTCTAATAACTGTGTAGATCAATTCCATGTGTTGGATTATAATTTTGATAAAGCAGTAATATTTAATTCAGAGCAAGTATCAGGATATTTAAATCTTAATATCTTTCCTAAGAATAATATTACTCTAGCTAATACATATCCAATTATTAATCCTACATCTATAGATATACTATTCTCTAAAGAAGAAAATAAATATAGATTTAATCAATTCTGGGATATAACAAGAAATAGAGGTGAGTTTCCAATTGGATCTAATTATCCTCCAACAGGACCATTAGTTCCTAATACTACAGTATTGGCAGGAAATTATGATCAAGAATCAATATGGGTAACACAGTCTAATGGTTATATTAAAACATTAACTCCAACAAATTTGAATTATAATAAAACAGAATTACAAAGAAAAAAATTCAGAAATTATTTAAATTTTTTATATTTGAGTAGAACTAATTCACAGGATGTTAATATGATTATTAAATTAAGTAATAGTAAAAATCAAATATCACTAAGATAATGGGATTTAATAAAAAAGTATTATCTAAAGCTGTATCAGAATTAGGTAAAGCAAAAGCACCGGCAAAGCCAAGAGATATAACTGTTGATCCTATGGGTTATTGGAATCCTGCTAATCAAGGAAAACCAGTAAGAATACCTGGTAATGATATTACTATGCATAATGTTAAAGCTCCAGTGTGGGCTCAACCTAATGTAGGTCCTGGTGTATTAATGGAACCAGAAAAAAATTATAATTTTAAAGATGCCTCTTATGTAGATGAAACACAAATTGGTAGAAAAGGTGGTACTCTTAAAAGTCATAGATACTCAAAGAGTATGTCTGCTACTAATAAACTCTTTGCTAAGAATAAGTTATTCCAAAATAAAAAGAGTAAGATATTTGATCCTAATGCTGAGTTTAAAACAGGAGGTTCTAAACTTGGTACTATTAATCTTAATCCTAATCCATTAAGTCACTATGAATTAAATTATGGTTTTAATTTACCTACTGAAGAAGATGGTGGAGAAGCTGATTATGAAGACCAAGATCTTACTGATGAAGAGATACAAGCATATAGAGATGCAGGATATGAAATAGAAGAATTACCAGAAGCACAAGTAGGTGGTCCACAAAATACAGCGGGTCCTAGAGCAGAGGAAACACCTGTTAATGTAGATGCTATGAATGCAATGATGAAAGCAAGAATGGCTATTGAAAATGAATTTGGAAATCCTGCAGCTCAAAGGATGGTTTCACCTAACCCTAAAACAGGTTTAAATCCTGAAGGCGTTGGTACTCATTATATGACATCAATGGATGAATATGCCGTACCATTACTTCAGGATAAAGGTGGTAAAGAATTAGAGTATAATGAAAATCCTAGACCTAGTAAAGAAGATATAAGATTTAGAACACCTGAAGAAGCTCAATACTTTGCAAAACATTATAAAGATGTGGCACCAATGATGAAAGGATTTAAAGCGGGTGGTTATGTACAACATGAACTAGTTAAAGCTCAAGGTGGTAAAACAGTATACTCAGGACCTAATCGTGGTTTAGTAGGACCATCAACTCCTAAAACTAATGGAGCACCTACTATTGCTAATGCTAAAATATTAGAAGCAGAAAGACAAAAAGCAATAAAACAAAAAGGGTTAGATGCACTTTCTAAAAAAATAGTAGTACCAAAAAGAAAAATTCCTGCTAACATGATGGAAGCAGAGCAAATGATAGAGAGAGGAGAACTATATAATGAATCTATAAGTGAAATAAAAGCAAGAGAAAAAAAAGAAGCAGATGCCCGTGAAGCTCAAAGAGTTAAATCTTTAAGTGATTATGAGAAAAGATATAACAATCCTAATTATAATTCATTTACAGGATTACCAGGTGAAAGTTATAGAGATAATTTAGCAAAAGAAGCAGAATCATTAGATGCAAAATTTAGAGTTTCACAAAAAGATAATTTTTTTGATGATTACATTAATCCTGCAGTATGGATTGGTAGTATGGCAAAAAATTTAGGAGAAGCTCCTAAAAAAGCTAAAGAAACAAACTCATATATGCCTTACGTTAAAAGTATTGCTGCTCCTTTAGCTGCAGGTGCTTTAGCTGGTGTAGGAAGTCCAACTACCAAACAATTTGTAAATAAAATTGTTAATCCTATAGCAGGCATGAAACTTCCTAAACTACCTAAAAAAGTTCCTGGTGCACCAAGAACAGGAGGAGGTAATTTAAATGCAGGTTTTTCTCCTGAACTTATTAAAAATTTTGTAGGTCCTCAAAATAAAACAATGGCTACAATAGCTGATGTAGCCTATTTTAATTCACCTCTTAGTAAAACATTAAATAAAATAAGTCCTTTAAATTGGTTACCTGGATATGGTAAAAAATTAGAAGGTGCTGTTAAACCTTTAGGTAATGTAATAAAAAGTTCTATTAAAGATGGAAATCTTGTTGAACCTAAAAGCTTATATAATAAAGCAAAAGGATTAGTTGGTAAAAATACAGATGTTCCTTTAACAACTAAGATAAATAAAGTTAATGATGACATTTATTCAGCTAGAATTAATGGTTCTGTTGACGGATCTAATTTAAGTTTAGGTTCACAAAACAAAGGTTTCTTAAACAAGTCACATAATATTCAAACTAGTGCTGGTACTGATTTATCTAAAGTTCCTATACAAGATCCTGGAGTAAGTTTAAATAGAAGACTACCTTTCTCAAATAGATATGTACCTATTGATAAACAGAAATTAATGAATAATCAATTTCAATGGTCTACAACAGGTGCAGGTTTACAAAATGCTGCAGAAAAATTTGGTAAAACAGCTGCTTTAATGGGTACAGCTGGTGCTGCCTATGGAGCGGCTAGTCTTTATAATCCAAATGATCCTTCTGGAGGAACACTTATGGATAATGTAAAATTAGGAGCTAATGCTCTTACACCTACAGCTTCAGAATTTATATCTGATCCTGGTGGTGTAAAATTTTATAGTGATTTGGCTGGATTTAAAAAAGGTGGTGATGTTGAATCTTGGGAAGATGAATTAGATGATGAAGAAATAAGACTATTAGAAAAAGGAGGATACATAGTAGAAAGACTTTAAATAAACTTTTAATGTTTATCAAGTAAACTAAAAATTATTATATTTAATATATATTACATATTATATGAAAAAGAGAGTAAGAATATATAAAGCAGGAGGTCAGTCAAATGCAGTTTCTCAAGAAGAGGTATATAAATATATTGCTGATGAAATGTCTTCAGAAGATTATGATGGTGATACTGATGCAATTTCAGAAAAATTAGCACAATTTGGTGTAGATACTCAAACTGCTGATGCTTACATTAATGAAGTTGGTACTTACCTTGAAGAAAATAATTCTAATGAAGTTGTTGATAATAATGAACTGACTCCAGAAGAACAAGAAGCACAACAATTAGCACTTGAAGAACAAAATGCTGCAGAAGAAGAAGCAAGACAAGCTGAATTATATGCAATGTATAATACTGATACAGAAGAAAGTGTACCAGATGATAATGCAGATGAAGAAATTATTATGAGACAGGGTGGTTCTAAACCAAGTAAAAGAAGTTTTATTAATCAATATACTAAACTTACTAAAAGACAACAAGGTGGAAACACACCTTCTCCAGGAGCAGATGATGTACTTGGTGGTAGAGAACAACATGTAAGTAATTTCTTTAAAGGTATAGGTGAATCAGTTAATTCAGCACAACAAAAACAAGCAGCTGAAGAACAATATAATGCTATATACGGTAATCCACAAGTTGGTGCATATGCACAAGATGGCGGTATACAACAAGAACAAATTGATTATGAAAATCCAATGCACCACATTAATGCTTATGCAACGGGTATACATGATATATTTCAAAATAATCAGAATATTCAAAATGATGCTCCAAAACAACAATTTGAACAATATGGTGGTTTTACAGATACAGATTCTGGTTTATATAAATTTATAGGAGGAGGTGATAATGAATCAATGGATGAACAATATCAAGATTCTGATTTAGATTATCAAAGATATGCTAAACGTGGTGGAGCTTTACATAAATATGCAGATAAGGGAGAAGTTGGTCTTTATAGTCCTATTGATGGACATAAATATAGTGATGCAGAAATTGCTGCTAATCAAGAACAAACAGATAAAACTGCAACTCCTACAGATACTGAAGATTATAAAAAAAAGTATAATGAATTAATTAATCAAAATACTACTGATGCTCAGAAACAACAACAAATGATGCAGCAGTATATGATGCAACAGTACATGCAACAAATGGGTAATCAAGGTATGTTTAGATCTCCTATTATTAGTAGAGGAGAACAATATAATAAAGCTGTTGGCTCTCCATACTATACTGAATCAGGTGAAAGATATACAGGACCAGATCTTGCCGGTAGAATACCAACAAGTGTAGATGTAACTAAAAAGGGAATATTTGGTAGACCAAAACAGTTTACAGTAAACTATGGTGCTACTCCAAGAATTTCTTCATTTAAAGCACCTATTTTTACTCCAGGTCAAAATAATACAGAAACAAGTAATACAGAATCTGCTAGTATAGAATCTGATAAACAAGAAGCTAATATTAATAACTCTAGAGTTAATAATAGACAACCACTTGCTAACATGATGATGAAATCAGGTATACCTGGTATTAAGCAATTAGGAGCACGTATGACTAGATCAGGTGCTATTCCTGAAATACCTCAGGGAACACAACCTACAACTCCTGCTACATCATCAACTAGTAATGAACCTTATTATCCTCCAATGAGTTCAAAAGCTCAAAGAAGAGAAAATAGAGATGATAGACAGTTAAATAGATTTTTAGGTAATCAGGAATTTGATGTATTTAATGATCCAAAAGAAGTTACAAGATTAAAAAATAAACTTGGTACATATAATGAATTTAAAGAATATGGTGGACCAGTAGATTATAGTCAATATGCTTATGGAGGAGATATATCTGTACCAGAATTATATAAAGCTCAAGTAGGTACTCAAGTAGCAGTTGATCCTAATGCTAATAATATGAGTTTTGCAAATCTTCAAGGATTTTTTGCTGGAACAGGTGCTGTAGATGCAGAGGGTAATCCAATTGATGCAACACTTCCTAAAAGTATGCAAGTTGATAATATTACAATTGATCCTAATCAACCAGAAGGTGTTTCTCAAAAATTTAGAAATAAACAAGCTTGGGATATTGATAAAGCAGGAATTGGAGATTTAAGTTTATTAGCAGCTAATGCTTTTGCAAATACTGCTGATGAAGTTAGAGCTAATAGACAAGAAAATCAAATGTTAGAAAATCTTACAGCTGCTGAAACTAATTTTGGTATTAATAATACTTATGATCAAGGAGACTATGATCCTAACTCAGGTTTATTTAGACCAAATAAAATGGGAGCAATGCAATCTAAATATGGTGGGGGTATTTATGCTATGGGTGGAAACACTATGGATGAAGATGAAGATACTCAATACATGACTCAAGAAGAAATAGATGACTTCATTGCTAATGGAGGTGAATTAGAATACTTATAATTTTATATTATGTACTTTAAAGTAAAAATAACTAAGGGATTACCACAAGCAAAATCAGGAGGTTTTACAGGTAACAATTTAAATAAACAAGTAATTAGTTTTGGTGGTGCTGATATGAATGCTGCATCAAAACATCTTGAAAATACTAGGTATTTAAAACAAGTACCAAGAGATGAAGCTAATCTAGAAGCTGAAAAAGGTGAGTCTGCATTTGGTGATATCAATGGAGATGGGTTTCCTGAACATATGCTTATTGGTGGAAAAAGACATAGTAATGGGGGAACTCCTTTAAATTTGCCTGATGGTACATTTATATTTAGTGATACTGGATCTATGAAAATTAAAGATCCAAATATACTTGCTAAATTTGGTAAAAAATCTGGGTCATTTACTCCTGCTGAATTAGCTAAACCATATGATATTAATAAGTATAGAAAGATACTAGAAGATCCTAACTCAGATAAAGTAGATAAAAAGTCTGCTGAGTTAATGATTAAAAATATTAATATGAAACTTGGTGCATTAGCTCTTGCACAAGAAGCTAAAAAAGGATTCCCACAAGGTATACCTGAAGTAGCTAGACCATATATGGAAGCAATGGGTATCAAAGAAGAAGACTTAGTACCACAAAAACCACAAGCAGAAGCACAGGTTAATAATGAAGCAATGCAAAACCCATATGAAAATCAAGGTATGGGTGAAGAGTCTCCTCAACAAGAGTCTATGGAATCTCCAATGGCTAGACATGGCTTTCAAATGGATAGAAGATTAAGAGTTGCTCAAGAAGGAATGGAACAAGGTCAACCTTCTCCTGAAGAAATGGCAATGATGCAACAACAAGGAGCACCACAACAACAAGGTGGAGCTGATCCTCTTGCACAAATGGTACAACAAGTTCAACAAATGTTACAACAAGGTGCAGAACCTGCAGATGTAGTAATGCAATTATTACAAAGTCAAGTTCCACCAGAAGCAATAATGCAAGTACTTGTACAAGTAGGTATGCCTCAAGAAGAAGCACAGGCTACTATTCAACAAGTAATGCAACAAGGACAACAAAATCCTCAAGAAGAAATGATGGAAACTCCTATGGCTCAGTATGGAATGACTATGGGTGGATATGATATGCCATTTTATGATACACAATATAAAGAAGGTGGTGCACTTACAAGTTATCAATCTAAAGGTGAAGTTAAAAATAAAATATATACTAAAGAAAATTTACCTAAGGATGCAGTAGTAAGAGAAAGATATTCAACTGATACTTCACCAGGAGATTTTGTTAAACAAAAAGATGGCTCTTATATTAAAGTAACATCAAGAACTTTAAGTGGTAATACAACTGCAGATACAAAATCATTAAAATATTCACCTGAAGAATTTAAAAAAACTTCACCAGAAAATGCTGCTTTATTAGATGAGGCAAATGCAATTATTAAAAAAGGTATAGATAATAAAACTATTATAAATAAAAATGGCAATATAGAAATTACTGGTAAATGGAATGGTAATCTTAAAGATAGAAATATTATTTCAAAAGCTTTTAATGCTACTAATAAAGAAGGTTTTCTTGGTACTGATAAATATAAAGTAGTAAAACAAGGAAGTACAGGTCCATACTCTAAAACAGTTAATGGTAAAATAAAAAATTCAGGTTCATTTGTAGCAGGATTTACTCCTGAGTTATATGAAGAAAAATTTATATTTGAGCAATCTAAAGGTTTGGGTATGTCAGATGATGAGGCATATGCTGAAGTAGACCGTATTAAAAAAGATCCTAAAATACATGCAATAGTAAGAAGAGATTTTTTAGGTTCATTAGGTGTTAAAGATGTACCTAAAGAAGATAAAGATTTATTATCATCTGATTATTATAAAAAGAATTATGATAAAGTAACTCTTGGTATAGAAGGTGCATTTGATTCAGAAAACCATAGACCTTCTATGGGTAATGAAGGATTAGCAGGTTTTGAACATTATGATGCATTAGGATATAGTCCTAATTTTCAACATGAACAAGATGCAGTAGAAGCAGCAAAAACAGATCCTACTAGAAATGCAGATGTTATTGATGAAGAAACTCCAGAAGACTACCCTGCAATACCTCCGGCTGCTCCCTGGGCACAAGATAGATTAAATAGACTTAATGCTGGATTAGATTATTTTAGTAATAAAAAATATTTACCGTGGGCAGCTAGTTATAATCCTGAATTATTATCTCCTACTTTTTATGATCCTACTAGAGAGTTAGCAGCACAATCTGAACAAGCAAATATAACTAATCAAGCATTAGGACAATTTATGGGTGCACAAGATTTATCTTCTAGAGCATCATCTATTCAAGGTCAAGGAGCTAAACAAGCAGCAGATACATTAGGAAGATATAATGCTCTTAATGTAGGTGTAGCTAATCAATTTGCAGGTAATAATTTACAAATAAGAAATGAAGCTCAAAGATATAATCAAGCACAAAATAAACAATTATATGATCAAAATGTAATTGCTAATCAGCAAAATGATAATACTAAACGTGCACTAAGACATAACTTAGGTGAATCAGAAAATACATTACTTACTAACATGTGGAAAACTGATGCATTAAATCAACAAACTCCACAGTATGCTATTGATCCTAGTACAGGTGGTAGAATGTATTTTACAAAAGGTAAAATGGCAAAACCTACACAGTATACAGACTACCTTGAATATGCTCAGCAATTGCAAAGCTCTAAGTTAGATCCAATGATGCAAAAAGAATTGTTAAGAAACTATATGAAAGGATCTCAACCTTCTCAATCAACATTAGAATCTTCACTTCAAGGGTATAGCAAAAAAGGTGGTGCTACTAAAATGGCTTATGTAATGGGGTCTAATGTTTTTCCTTTTATGTTTACTTAAACTTTATAGGTTTAGTAAACTTATAAAATTTTAATATATTTACAATATAGATTAATAATAATATTATGGCAACATATTTAAGTGGCGTTACAGACTTTATTCCTCAATTTCAACCTTTTCAACCTGATTTAAACTTTTATGCAAATGCATTGCAAACAAAGCAAAATCAGTATGATACAAACTATAAAGCATTAAATAATGTATATGGCCAATATTTTTATGCAGATTTAACTCATGGAAATAATCTTAAAAAGAAAGATGAATTACTTAAAGCAATTGACTTTAATCTTAAACGTGTTTCTGGTTTAGATTTATCATTAGATCAAAATATTGATCAAGCTACTCAGGTATTTAAACCTTTCTATCAAGATCAATATCTTATGAAAGATATGGCTTGGACTAAAAACATTAATAGTGAAAAAGCTTATGGTGCTGGTTTAAAAAACAATAGAGATGAAAAACAAAGATCACAATATTGGGATGATGGACTAAAATTTTTACAATATAAAACTGAAGAGTTTAAAGAAGCTAGTCTTGAAGAAACAATGAACATGGGTAATGCATCTTATACACCTTATGTTAATGTAATTGAAAAAGCTCAAAAAATTGCTAAAGATGCTGGTTTTAATGTTGAAAGTGTAGATAGTAGTCCAGATGGTAAATGGATGATTACTACTACAAATGGTAAACAAATTCTTCCTGCATTATCACATTTACTTGAAGCACAACTTGGGTCTGATCCATCAGTTATTGATGTTTATAAAACTCAAGCATATGTAAATAGAAAAGATTATGCATATTCTAATGCAGCTCAATTTGGTGGAGATAAAAATGCTGCTGAAATGAGTTATCTTTCTGAAAGTTATAACATGCTTAAGAAAGAAAATGATGAAAGAAAAAAACAACTAGAAGAAAATTCTAAAGTATATGATGCTAAAGCAAAAGCTGTGGAACAAGCACAAGCTGGAAATGCAGCAACACCAGATACTGAATCATATCTTGAAAGATTAAATCAAGCAAGAAATGTTAATTCAACTGTATTAGCAAATACTGATGCTAATGTAACTGCATTAGCAACTAAAACCGGAACAATAACTACATCAACTGGATTTACAAATCCTTATGGAGATATTGAATCTTTAAGATATAAAGTTGATAATGCAATGGCATCTAGATTAATGCAAAAAGATTTAACTGAAGCAGCAGATATCTTTGTATCATTAAACTCTAAACAAAAAGTAAATGCAAATCCATTTGCTGTTCAAGAAATAGCTCATAACTATAGAATGCAAGAAACTGCTTTAAGAAATCAAGGTACAATGCAAGCAGCATTAGCAAGAAATCAATCTGATAAAGAAATCAATATTGATAAAACATTAGCTGCAACTGGAGGATATCATTTAGATCAAGAAAAATATGTAACGGGTCCTGATGGTAGACTTATGCCAAATCCAACATATGGTAGACAAGTTGTTAATGCTGAAGCAGACACAATTATAACTGAACCAGGTAGTAAAGGTTCAAGTACAGATGTGGTAAATTATGAAACTGTAATTAATAATCAAACTAATAAGCATATTGATAACTATGTAATGCCTTATATGACAAACATGCTATCATCAATGGAAGATTTATATGATCAGAATTTATTGTCACCTGAAGATAAAAAAGCAATCTTTGGTAATAATATGACCATTAAACAATTCAATGCAGCTTATCAAGCAGATCCACATGGCTTTATTAAAAAAATGGGTGCTGGAAAAGTTAAACAAATAACATCTGCATTTCAAAAATACTTAGGTGAAGAGAGTAATGTAGGTAATTCTACAGTAGATGCTATAACAAAAAACATGTCAAAATATAGTAGTGGTATAGATGATTACCTTACATATAGAACAGATGTTAAAGATTGGAGAGGTAAAAGTAAAGGACATGTTCTTAATTTAGTTAAGAAAGAAGTTGATACTAATCTTAAAAAATATGTTAATGACATGTTTCATGATGATGGTACTATAGTATCTGAAGCAGAGTTTAATAAAAAACATGGTTTTACAGAACGTAATAAAGAACTTGAAAAAGCAAATATCCGTTATCAAACATCAAACCTAAAATCAAGTGGAATTATAACTCAAGGTACACTAGATGCAGCAGCTGGAGGTCCAGAAATTTATAAAGAACTTAAAAAAGTAATCCATAATGCTTATAGTTCTACATCTATTAATCTTCCAGCTCCAGTAGGTTTTGGTACGGTAGGTGGTCCGGCAAAAGGTGGAGGTTTAACAACTAATGTAAATTCTATTAGAGTTAGTCCTGATGCATATGGTACTCAAGGTGCGCAATACTGGAATCAATTTAAAAATGATTTAAATAGACTAGATTTAGGTGATGATAAAAAAATAAAAATTTCATTTGAAGGTCCAACAGCAGGTTCTGAAACACAAAACAAAACTGCAAAAACATTACTTGATGCAATGATTAGAGAAACAAGTAGTCCTGGAGGTAAATTTAAAAATTTTAAATTAAGTTCACAAGCACTTGCTAGTAATGATTATAGAAAAGGAGCAATGATTATTTATCCAGACAAAGCTTGGTTAAAAGATTATATTGGTAAATTAGATGATGCTGGAAATAGTACAAATAATATAACTCCTGCACAAGAACAACTTATTTTACAAAATGGTATATCTATTATTGCACCAAGTGAAAGTTTTCAAAATGGATTATTTCAATCTTCATATGTAACTCCTTTAGAAGCATCCGTTAAATACAATAAAGAAAAAGGTGTTACTATTAGAGATATAGAAGATAAACAAGGCTTTAATACTCTTACTATTAAAACTGATCAGTTTGGAACTGGTGATTACAAATACAGTTATACATATAGTATTTATAATCCTCTTACTAATCAATATGAAAAATCTGAACCTTTTACAAGCAGTGGTCAACAGACTGGAGCTAATCTAGAATTAATGAGAGAAAAAGCATATGCGACTTGGGCAAATCAAAGAATACAAAATAATATTGCATTCAATAATAGAAATAAATAATGGAAAATAATACTAGTTCATTAGATCCGCTTGGGCCAGAATTTGGTAAAGTTCAAGGACCTGCAATTAATTCACAAAGTTTATCACCATTTGAAGGAGAAAAATTAAAAGAAAATACAATAGATTTTTTTCCTATATCTGCTAGTATGGGTACTACTACGCATCCTAATTATCCTATACAAGATGCAATAACTGGACATGCTCCATTTAGACCAAGTAATACAAACCCTAATAAAAAACTTACAGTAAAAGAACAGGGACAAGCACTAGCTGCTGATATGGATATGTTTATCAAATCTCATCAAGATAAAAATTCATATGCAAAAGTTAATGTTTATAATGCTGGTCCATCTGGTAACTCTTTCTATAAAAGATATGCAGCTTATGGTCAAAAGAAATTTGATGAAGTAGGATTTTCTCCAACTAGAGATAATGAAGCATTGTACAATGCTCATACAACAATGGGTGATGATTTTACTAGAATGATGAAAAATTCATTTGTACCTTTATTTACTAGAGGTTTTGTATCTGGTCCAAAGAGTTTAATTAAAATGCTACAAGGTGATTTCAGTGCTGATCTTGATGATGCAAGAGCATATGAGGAAGCTGCAGCTATTGGACAGTCATCTAAAAAAGGTATGGGTGCATTTTTTACTAATACCGCAATGAGTTTTGCTTATACAGCTGGTATTATTACTGAAGCAATTCTTGAAGAAGCTGCCGGTGTATTACTTGCTCCTGTAACAGGAGGAGGTTCTTTCTTTGCAGCTACTGCAAATAATGCTAGAAAAATTGGTAAAATTGGTGATGCATTTGAATTAGCAACAAAAGGTTATAATGCAGTAAATAGAACAATTAAACAATCAGATAATATTGGTGCTGTAAGAAATATGTGGAAAGCAGCAGGAAATATTGGTGCAAGTAAAGTTGGTAAATTTTTAAACCCAATTGAAAATACATTTGATGCAATTTCAGGTATTGGTAAAAATGCAGATAACTTAACAGGTCTTGCAAGATTAGCACAAGGAACAAGTAAAACAGCAGGTGGTTTATTTAGAGATGTAAGAAATATTAATATGTCATTATCAGAAGCCCGTTTAGAAGGTGGTATGAATGATAATAAAGTATATGATACTCTATATGATCAATTTTATAAAAAAAATGACAGAGCTCCAAATAATGAAGAACAGTATGAAATAACTAAAACTGCAAAAGAATCTGGAATGAATACATTAGTGTGGAATACTGCATTAATATTTGCAACAAATAAAGTTGTACTTCCTAATTTAATGAGATCAGGTGTTGGTAAAAAAGTAATTAATTCTAAGATAGATGATGTATTAGCCATGAAAGGTGGTAAAATTGTTTTAGAAAAAACTGCTGAAACTGGTAAAAAAATTGTAAAAGGTGAATTTAAGTATGTAGCAGATTCATTTAAAAACACAGTCAAAGGATTTAAAGGAGCACCTATTAAAACTACTGCTAAAACAGTTGGTAAGTATTTAAAAGGTAACTTAATGGAAGGTGTTCAAGAAAATTTACAAGATGTTATTACAGTTGCTAATGAAAAATATTATGTAGATGCATATAATAATAAAGAATTAGGAGCCCATATGTACAATAGAGGCAAAGCTTCATTAATGTATGATGGATTAAAAGATCAATTTTCAGCACAAGGATTAGAAACTTTTGCATCAGGTGCATTAATGGGTTTATTTTCTGGTGGATTAAACTTAGTTAAAGGAGGTTTAGATGCAGGTTATAATAATATTTTTAATAAAGAAGAATTTACTAAATATAAAGATCTAAGAAAATCACATGGAGAAGCTGTAGCACAAAGATTAACTACTATGTATAATGATCCTAAAGAGTTTTTTAATTCAAGATTGTTTAACTATGGTGTTCAAAATAATACAATAACTAATATAGATGAAGCTGATACTAAAGATGCAAAAGATGAATTAAGTAATGCTTTTGTTACTCAAATTACTACTGCATTAGATAATAATACAATTAACTATTTTAAAGATCATATTTCTTCATTTAAAGATGTAACACCAGAAGAGTTTGAAGAAGCTTTTGGTTTTGAAAAAGGTACTGGTACTAAACAACAAGATAAAATTGATACAATAATTTCTAATATAG